TTAAGCCAATACTTCTTGTATATTTTGAGGTACCTGATTTGTCGCAACGGCCTCCCATGAATTCACGTTTTGTCCCTTCGTCTCAATCTTTAAATAGTGTCGTTGCTTTAGCCGGTGATCTGCGGTAAATGTCAACCAGCGTTGCTTACCTTGCGCATCGCTGGTCAGCATTCGATAGGTATAGATATCTTCGCCCATCTGACCAGTCGAGTGGCCGATTGCCTGATTAGTCCGACCATAGACCGTTTGTACCTTAACAAATGGGTTTAAGTTATCCACCGCCATTGCCAGCTCACTCCCCTGATTCTTCGTCATCGTCGGTACAATTAACAATGTACCTACACTAATCATCATAATAATCGCCGCCAACCAAATAGCCCTTTTTTTATTCATAAATACTATCCCCCGAATTAATTATTTTATTAATCGTATCGGAGTAAAGCTCCTCTGGCTACCCTAACTAGGCTTTCTTAATCAGTTTAAACGATTACTAATCAAATTCGATTTTCCTTAAACATTAAGGAAATTATTTTAACAATAATTCAATAATTATCGCGCTTTGCATGCTATTCTATTAGAATAGGAAGTAGTTTTTAAATCATGGGGGGATTTATCATGCACATGCGGGGTATCAACTTTGTATTAGGTCTCGGCGTCGCGCTCGGCCTGTTAGCAGGCTGTCAGGCGGCTTCACCGGCAACTAAACAAGCCAGCAGTCAATCATCTAAGACTAGCGCTAAAAGCGTTCACAGCTCGGCTAAACACCAAGCACAAGCACGGCCTTATCAACATTGGCATACCGTCAAAGATGTTCACTTGCCTATTTTGATGTATCACAGTATTTCTAGCGGGAACCAGTTACGTGTCCCCGCCAAAGAATTTCAAACTGAAATGACTTATCTAAAGGCACACGGCTACCGAACGCTGACTGCCAATGAAGCCGTATACGCGCTCAAACATCGGCGAATTCCACAAAAGAAGATTGTCTGGATCACACTCGACGATAGCTATAAAGATAACATGACAGCAGCTTGGCCAATTTTGAAACAGACGCACCAACACGCCACCATTAATTTTATTACCGGCTTTACCCATAAGAAAAACCACTTAACTTTAGCTGATGCTAAGCGGATGCAAGCATCCGGTAATATTGATTTTCAAAGTCACACCGTTCGCCATCTGGATTTAAATAATTTAACTTACCAGGTTCAACTTACGGAATTATCAAGTTCCAAAAAATGGCTCGATCATAATTTACAACAGAACACACAAGTTATTTGTTACCCAGCCGGCCGTGCTAATCAGCAGACCATTAAAGCCGATAAACAGGCTGGCTATCAGTATGCCCTATCAACGGCACCTGGCATCGCCACCAGCACACAGAACCCATACAATCTCACTCGACAACGGGTCGTACCTGGAATGTCGCTAACGGCCTTTCAGACACTATTAACGAGTAATAATTAATTCATAGGACCCTTACTTGTGACACGATCCCAAAACCCTTTTTTATGAGCGCTTAACAGTGCTGTTGTGATCACAACAGCCAAAACGCAAAATTGGGGTTTTAATTTGATACCAATTAGCAAAAGAGAAGCGTCATAATGCTGATATACCAGCATTATGACGCTTCTCTTTCTATCTACCGACGTCGACTTATCACCCGCACGGTAGTTATACCATTAAGGGTAGCACGCTATAAATGCCATTTATAAGCCATTTCTGAAAAAGAGAGATTTTTAATTTGCAAATCGTGGAAGAGCACAAATTAATTTAATATTGGCCCTTTTTTGATGTTTTGCTTTTTCCACTATTATATACCAACTTATTATCTTAAACATAAAAAAATCCCACACCAGCCAATTAAGGTTAGTGTGGGATTTGTTGTCATTTTTTCCAAAGTTGTTAATCACAGCAATGCAATTAAAGTGTGGCTAGTATCGACTTTACCTAGTCAGATTTAACTTGGATCTTTTCTCTCCACTGTATTTCTGGAAATCCCATTAAATCTAACACTTTTCCTATCCCAATTGACTTTAACTTATAATTGCTTTTTTCTATAAGACTATTGATACTATACGTCATTGCTTTAAACTGCTTACGTGTCAAAACCAAAGCAAGTAACGATATGAGTGCAAATAAATCTACTGGCTTTTCTAAGTCATCGAACATTGGGTTATTCACATAGTACTTGCTGAACAACGACTTCGGAATCTTTGTCCTTAAGCTGTAATTGTAAAAACGTTCATCATGTGCACAAACATTTCTAAACAGATTTGCAACAATAATTAAGGATTTCAATTCTCCTGTATCAATCTTTTCACTGGATTTCCAATGCAATTTATAATATTCACTGAAGTCTCTCGCAACTTTCTCCTTTAGGTTTTGATCCAATGAGTCATAAAGATATTGTATTTCACCAAAAGTCAACGTATTAACTAGCACCCACAACGGTACATGGGTATGTTGCTGAACATAATGAATAATGCTAGGCTTACCATACCTTTCATTTCTTCCCCTGTTGAGTTTTAGTGAAAGGTTTTTTAAGTTTTTTAGAACGTTGGACAGATCACCAATATCGTTGGAATAATTCACAATATTTAAATAACTGTACGGGTCTGGAAATTTTTGTGCAAACTCATAACTTATAATCGACTTTAAGCGGGATTCAAATATCAACAAATAATTTAATACTATATTTCTCAAATCTCTGTCAAATCCATATAGTGTATACACATCTGAAAAAGTAGTTTTATGGATAAACATCTCAGGCTTAAGAGCCTCACCTGCACCATCTTTTCTTAAAAATGGATCTTTATAGCCATTAATTACACTGTAATAATTATTATTAAGTAAAACCTGTCTTGCATAATCTGTGTTATCAATTTTCATACCACGATTCTTCAACATCTTTAATTGAGCATCTAAACTGGTAAAAGGTTTATCTGTACTGTATGTCATATGGTCTACTCCTAAAAAAAAATCCACCCCGCGGACGGAATGGACAAGGTCTTATGTGTGTAATGATATAGATTGACGACATTTTTGTCAAGAATTTGATTATCACTTAAATGTAGAAAGACGAATATTTTCCTATATTTAGTAATTGAATGATCAAATGGTTTGCAAAATCGCCATATGTTGTGTTTATTTTTTTATGTATTAAAGTTGCACGATTTCTCATGTATTCCTATGATAATACGGAACCTAGTAATAATCTGGTTTCCTCTTTCACTGAGATACTTTCTCTTATGTATTAGCCATCTACCTTTACAGCAGGCGGCTTTTTACGCAAAAAATTCCCCACGCCGAAGCGCAGGGGAATTAATCAAGTTATAACTATCATCTAGAAACTACACTAGAGACAATTAATATTATACTTATTACTTGCTATTCTGTAAAGTCTTGTAGTTATCTAATTAGCTATATTGACAGCTAATAATGCTAAATCTAAACTCTCACTAACAAAATATACAGGCAAGCAACACAAAAAAATCTTCCACCCATCAAGCAGAAGATTATCCTCATCACTTCCGGCACCACTAACCGACAATCTTGGGGGGATTTGAAAGCTGTGATACTAATAACAGGACAAGGGACATAATAACACTTGTCGGTTTATATCACAATACCGAAAGTAATCTATAGAAAAATATTAATAAGTCCTTGTTATATTAATCAGGTTTAATGTATAATAACTGTGTTCTTTATTATCTTAGGAGAAACAGAACACCCATTTTATTTATTTAAACATTGGGCCAGTCTTGACTGGCTCTTTTTTATATATTTTGTTAACAAAAAATCCCCCACGCCGAAGCATGGGGGATTAGAACAGTTCACGATTATTATACTACTTTTTCTCCTGATTGTGAGGCGGATTCTGACGTCGTTTCAGTGTTAGATGATGCAGAACTATTCACTACAGCGACTGTGGACGTTGGTGTTTGCGCTTCGTCAGCAACTTTATTAGCCGTCGCTTCAACTTGGCTTTCCTCGTCACTTTTAACTGTTGGTACTGTCACTGTTTGAACGTCAGTAATAACGCCCAGCATACCGAGGATCGTTAATACGGTATTCAATACTGCGATAATTGCTGACCAGTCACCAGTAAACTTAATGCCAAACATGGCAAAGATTTGTTGAACCAAAACGATCAGTAACGAAATAATTCCAGCGATCAATTTACCATTCAAGCTTCCATCAGCATTCTTAAAACTAATTTTTCTCATTTCTTTTGGTTTCCTTTTCATATAGATGTTTAAATTCCATGTCATGACCATCTAGCCGGCCTTCTACCTTAATGACCCGATTTTCAATCGCATTCATTGCTTCAGCATTTTGCTGCCTCACTTTTAAACTTTCATCGGTAAAATGGCTCAGCCGCTTGCCTAAATCGTTAAGCGGGATACGGACCGTCTTATTTAGAATCCAATTAGCTAGTACACAAATACTAGCGACAATGGCAACAATTGATCCCCATTCATCCCAGCCTAATCCTAATAGTGTATGCAATTACCGCACCACCAATCGCTGGCCAGGATAGATAGTGGTGTAAATCGTCTTGCCGTTCTGACTAGCTAATGTAGTCATATTTAGGCCGTTGCGTTGTGCGATTGCCCACCAGCTGTCGCCAGACTTGACTGTGTAATACGTATGAGTTGCACCACTCTTTACGTATTCCAGCGTATTGCTTGCCGGGCCGGTTGCTAGATAACCATAACCATTAAATCGTGGCTGACGTACCCAGCGATAACCATTCTGAATGATAGCTTGGTCAGTTTTGACCGTAGTCCCAGCTGGCAAAATAGTGATCGCATTTGATGACGTTGACGCGCCTGTGCGCAGCTTAACCGCAGTCTTGAGTGTGTAGGTCTTCGCTTCCTTGACCCACTTGGCTGACGTAGATGGCTTGGAAGTGTTTTTGTTGGCTCCCTGGTTGTTGGCCTTAACCGCATCCTTATTGGTCGGTTTGACCGTTGATTTTTGACCAGCTGTGTAGTAATCAGTATAAAGTTGACTAACGTCAAACCCACCGTAACTAATCCGGAAATGGGCTGACCCAGACCATTGCCAGGCATTGTTATTCGTATACCATTTCTGACCAGACATGACATAGGGGTAGCCAGCAACCCACCCTGTTTTACCCTTGATGGTCATCTTGTTGTTAGCCCATGATCCAGACGTGTAAATGTCGGCCCGATAACCAAACTTCTGAATCTCTTTCATGAAGGCGGCATTGTTGCGGTCATTGGTTGCTTGTGACAAGATTCCTTGTTCTTCAGCCGATTCTACGTCCGTTGCCAATACTGCGCCCACCGGTAACCCGGCCGCTTTGGCTGCCTGACCAGCATAATCAGCTTCGGCAATCGCTTGGGCCTTAGTTTTATAATGGGCAAAATGATAGCCGTTGACGTATAAGCCAGCCGCTTGACCATTAGCGATATTACTAGCAGCATAGCCATCTTTGAAGGTTGTACCTTCACTAATCTTGACGGTAAGGGCCTTAACGCCAAATTCATTACGCATCGAAACGTATTCGGCGGTACTCATGTAGCCGTTGTTATTCGACACATCGACCATATCCATGCGAGCGGCACTGGCATTTAGCCCTAAAAAAAAAGCTGCCATGGTGGCCGCTCCTGTCAGTGCTAGTTTACTTTTGAGTTTCACTCTGATCACCTCCATCTACTTTGGCTGTTGTTTTGCTATCTTTCATAATAGTGTCGTTATCGAAGTAAGCAATCAACGCCGTTACAATCGTAAATGTCATACTTACCCAGTCGTTAACTTGATCGCTAGTAATCGGCAATAAGTTGTGACCAGTAAGTGATAATCCTTGATTGACAAAGGCCAATAATAGTACGGCAAATTTGGCCGCACTCGTTTTGTTAATGTTTTTCCAAAAATACTTCATAATCAATTCCTCCATACTTAGCGTGATAAGCATCATTTTCAGCTTTAAGTAACCTGATTCTAGCCCGCAAACGCTGGTTTTCCTCTTCTTTCAACCCAATCTGTTCATTAAGTTGCCGCACAGTAGTCTCGTATAACTGGCGTAGCTCTTGATAGTCATGCTTGGCTTGCTTGATGTCAGCGTTAGTCTCTCGATTTTGTTGTTGCATCACCCGCATTACATACTTCTGCATCGAGTTATCGTCACGTTTGTTCTTGATCCATAGGCCACCCACGACGCCCACCACGGTACCCACGGCCGTCAGAAACTGGCCCAGTGGGATTAAGTTGTGTGTGGTCCAATCAATCATCGTGCCAGCCTCCTTTCATCGCCGTGCCAAATAGTAGTGCTAGTGCCAGACAAGCAAACAACCAAGTTATATTAAAGCGGAAATCAAATAACCCCCGAACAATGAACGCATAGGCCAATGAGCCATATAAAGGTGCAACCATGATTAAACCAACGTTGCGAAACAATCGCTTATCAAGCAAGACACCAATCAGCAGGATTATCCCAGCCAGTACCAACAAACTAGCGAACCACCAATCGTCCGCAAAACCAAAGCTAGCTCGTTCCCACATTGCGGGTGGCGGCGGTGTCGTGACGCGAGGATCATCTAAATAGTTCAGATGATCAAAAACATATAGCCCACCAATCAAGGTGAACAAGCCATAGCTGAAATAGGCCCAGTACACGAGAATGCGCCGGCAAAATTGCTTTAATTTATTGACCACATTCCATCATCTCCATTGCTTTGTACTCCATTCCAAATGATTGTATAAAAATGGCGCCCACCGTTAAGATGAGTGCCTTTAATTTGTGCTTATTCAATTGTCTACCCCCTATTGTACGATGCTATGATTTGCACCAATTCCATATGTTTCTAGCGCTTTCCAGAACCAAAACCTGTTCTTGGCTAAATTTTTAATCATTTAAATTACCGACCTATTCTGCTAATGTCCATAATGTATTTACCAAAATTAGTGCTTGTTTGTTAGCTAGTAACTGTTTTGAAAGCCGATCTACAATAATATGGGCCGCGTGTGTCGGATGATCTCTTATTTTGTTAAGCATTGTCTTCACTTCCTTACCTTTCACTTTTTCGCCTTCTTACTTAATATAATCTAATAGCCAAAATTACTCTTAATAAATGCTGTAATTTTTCCGGCTATTATGTCGGCCCCTTGTTGGCTTGGGTGTAATCCGTCTGGTATTAAATTTTTTTGTGCTTCAATCTTGGTCGAAATGCCCGATTCTGTATTCAAATCAAAAATCGGAATTGAATAGTAGGCGGCGACGTCACGCTGTGCTTTTACCCAATCAGATAAGCTAACACCACTCGGATTTTTAACACTTGAATCCAAACATGTAATGATAAATAATCTCTTACCAGCGTATTTACCTGCCAAACTTGAGTATAGAATGTGTAACGCGCCATAGAATGTTTCACTAGTTCTGTCCTCAAATTTTCCCAATGGTACATTCAGCCAAAAATCATTAATTCCGCCAAGAACGCCAATTAAATCAAGCGATTCGTCCATCCCAGACACACGATTGACCATCGGGTTGCGTTTTACATCCCAATCAGGGTCGCTTGCCTTAGTTGAAATCGTACTCGATGAAACTCCGTAGTTATTAATCGTTTCAAATCCCAAACTAGAACCAACTTGATTCACCCACGGATTAGACATCTGTTCTCCATTGTTTTCTGGGTTATAACCAAAGGTAATCGAGTCGCCTAAGAATCCTATTGACTGTATACCATTTTCTGTAGCAGCCAAATTAAGATCATAACTCTTGCTAAACGAATTAATATAGCCAAGATAAACTAAATCGGCGACAACCGGTGTACCTAAATAGCTCGATTCTTTAAAAATGAGACTTCCTGAGTTTTTATCGAAATAAAGATAATGAAAGTTCTCACCTTCGATAAATGGTAGTACGATTTGTTTTACTTCGCGATTACCATCCGAATCAAGTAAGTAACTCAGTCCACTTTCACCCGACGCAACAAATTTTTCACCGGATGGGATTATCAATTGTTTACTCTCCCAATTAATTCTCGATTTTTTCGAATCAATGGTTGATAAATAACCATTACTACTTTTATCTCGGTTTTCGTCACCGTAGATTACCAACTTTTTATTAAAAAGATCTACAATCCCAATAGCAATATAATCGCTGTAGCGGTAATCAACCGTATAGGTCATTCTTAGTAATTTAAATTCATCTTTCCGAAAATTATAAAGAATGACCTGAAATTGAATGTTACCGTCAAATGGTAATTCGATTTTTTCTTTGCTTATTGAACCGTCCGAATTTTTATGCTGCTTGAAACCGGTTGGATGCATGTAAACCGTCTTCGTCCCCTCTGGGATTATTATTTTAGAGTTATCCCAGTCGGCCTTTACTTTATTATTAAATTCATTTATTAAATAGCCGTTTCCGCCAAATTGACGATGCTTGATATTACCCACAAAAACGCCATCTAACTCAATCGATAAAGTGTTCCAACTTTTGTCACCCATATAAGGTGGAAATGCGATTCCGAATGAAACGCAATCAATCACTTTTTCACCGTCGGTAACATTATGAAACTTACCTAAATAAAGCGTCTTATTTTCAGGATTCAGAAAGATATAAATCGCTTGGGTTGGTAAATAATCTAGTAATTCTGTATCAATTGTAATCTCACTAGTAGTTGTCGTAAGAATCTTCTTGTTTCCCCAGAAAAAAGCCAGCGTTTCACACTTAGGGTTCCAACCTACGGTGTTATCAGCGCTGTTAATAATCAGCATGGGCTCATCATACGTGAGTTGCTCCGAATAAGCCCATCCCGGACGACCTTCCTCGCGTAAATCGTCGCCGAAAACACTGTGTTCATTATACTTTCCGTGAATTAAAGAATGGTCTTGAACCTTATAAGTCGTCACTGAGTTGTCCTGTAAATTTTCAGTAGCTACAGTGCCGATTGCAATTTTTTTGCCTATGACGGCACCATCTGAAATTTTTTCAGTGATAACGGCATCGTTGGCCAACTTAAACTTATCGATTTGTTGATCAGCGATATTGTCATGCTTAACAACTCCGATACCTAGCATTGCGTTGGATATTGACCCCGGTGCTATTCCCTGTGATTGATAGACACCAGCATCAGTCCAAACACCATTTGCCCAAATATACTTGTGCCCGTTATCAGCTGCTACCATGACTCCATTAGCGCCATTTGGATATTTTGATTGAATGGCAGCGAGATTAGCAAACGCTTCAGGAACAGAACTTATTTGAGATAACTTATTATTGATACTGTTATTCAAGTCATTTTCTTGACTATCCATTCGCGCTTTTAACGTTGGATAGGTTTTACTACTTGAATTAGTTCTAGCGTCTTGAACTTCAGCAGACGTATCACGCTCCTCTGATAAAGCAGTTTCGGCGGTTGCCTGTGTTGCGTCTGCTCTGCTCTTGAGAGTTCCATAAGGGTTACCATGCACATCAATTCTAGCTTGCGTCACTTCGTTTTGGTCTTGTGGTGTAACATCACCTAGTAAATCAGTGATTTGCTTATTGAGAGCATCAGATTGACCATCCACACCATTTTGAATTTTTTTAAAATTATCGACCAAATCATTTCTAAATGTTTGATTTAATCCAAGTGAAAGTTCATTGGTTTTTAGTTTTTCCATCGTTTTCTCCTAACGTTTCAGATATTTTAGTTGCTTTTAAATTTCCGTTTTCGTCCACTGAGATTTCGTAATCGCTCCCAGATGAATTTATTACTAATCCACCAGACAATTTTGTTTGGCCTTCATAAGTTTTATTGCCTTTAATCGTCTCATCAATCTGATTAGTTGGCGTTGTGTATACCTTTCCGTTGACTAGTAAATCACCATTATCATCAAATGAAATTGAAAACTCGCTTCCCGTCGGGGACAGCATTGATAAACTAAGCAATTTCAAATCATCAAAATCACTATTTTTAAAGTGAAATCCATCGGCAGCAACCAATAGCCTAGCGGTTTCTTTGTTTCCGTCAGGTGCAGCATAAATAGCTTTGCCAATTCCTAATGCACTAACGTTATCTACTATTTCAGGTCTCTCATTATTCCAATCTGTCATATTAACTCCATATATACCAAACCCCATTGTTCATCATCGATGTAACGTTTTGTGTCAACTGCTTAATCGACTTTCCGATATGTTCGTTGGCGTCTTTTGCCTTTTGTTGCATTGCCAAGTTGTGAGCTAAATTAAATATTTTGTTCCCAAATGTGATGGTATCGTTCTTTTTGCTGTCCTGTGGGTAATAGGTCATTCCAACAATCCTAGTATCAACGTCAACACCTAACCTGTCTTTTAATAGGCCAGAGTTCCCAATCTTGATACTATTTATATCTGAGAGTTTTGCTCCGTGCTCAAATTCGGCGCGTTCCATTGTGTATTGAATAATGGGATAATCTTGTAATTTACTCTTGATATAACTAGTCAGAGAACCAGAATCCGTGAACCTATCATCTTGAATAGTTGCAGCTTGTTTCACGCCCCAAATAGAAGCGTTAGGGCTAGTGTATTCTGCGGTAGCTGCATAACTACCATTATCGTTTCGCTTCCCTAATCCCTTTATTTTTGTGCGGATATTGCTGTAATCTTCCGTCAAAGAAATTTTGTGAGCGTTGTACCCATCAATAAATACAAACTGATCGCTTTGACCAATTTTCTTGTAAATATGAATAGTCCAATTATCAAAATAAAATTCAAACCCAAAATCATCTTTCAACGTGTTCATAAACAGGCTGTCTGAAAAATCGCCACCAAAGCCATCACTAAATGAATATTTGCTGAATGTATCATGAATAACATACTTGAAAGGTGTTCCATCGGTAATGAATTTCATGCTGGCATCTAAGCTCTGCGTGTTGGACAACTTGCTTTCAACATACTTATCGTGTAAGTCCGTACCAACATGTACTCCTGATACTTGGTATGATCTTGTGTTTCCTAGTGATACTGGATTAACAGTAGTTAGTCTAAACCATTGACCCGTTTCGGGTACCAGAACCATTGTCTGCGGTGACATCATAAGTGTTGCAACTTTATTCTGAACACTATCATCTAATGTGAACGAGACGGTGCTTAATTCATTTAAGCTCTCTGTAATTGAAAGATTATAAACAATCGCTGGTGTTTCATCGGTCGATATTTGTTTTACATATATAACATTAGACATTAGTAGTAGAACCTCGTTTTAAATGAAATTGTAAAATCAGTTGAGCCAACAATTTCAATAGCATTATTACCGATTGCATAATCAACAAAGCTGCGGTTAGAATAATCATTACCAAACCTTTGCGTACCATCTACCATCGGAATTAATCCGATAATGTCTAGTTGCTGGTTTTTATTCAATGATTTCTTATACGTAAATGATTGGCCGGTAGTTGTGTTCTTAATAGTCAATGAATTATCTACATTACCTTTGAAAGTGACAGTAACTGGTCGTTCACTAGCTAATAACGGTATGATTGATGGATTGTAAAAATTAAATTTAGTTTGATTGGTAAATGTGTACTTTGGTGTATCGAATGGCATTCCCATTCCAATACCATAAGTCCCACCATCAAAGGTAAATGGATCTAATGTTGTAGCTGTGCTTTCAGCTAATCCGTCATAACACACCAGATTAATCGTCACGCTCTTGGCTTTCCAAAAATTGCCTAATCGTGGATAGGCAAATGATTCAGCAACTACTTTCCATCTCAAAAACGGTGTACGCATATTGATAACATAAAAAGGCTCCGTACTACTAAATATCCGTAGCACTTTGAGCCTCTGCAATTCGTAATCGTAGTTGTCCCGAGCATACACATCAAATGTTAAGGGTATGGTTGTTTGCTGAATCTGACTATCGGACAATTCAGCCCCATATCTACCAATTTGCGTGTAAGTGTGTTGAAAGTTAGCCGAAGGAGGGGCAAATGTTACTACGTGTATTCTTTCTTTTTCAAGGTCGTACGTTGTACCATCACGCCGTTGAATTATGATTGAACCTTTGTAATTAGTAGACATAAGTATTACCCGTCGTTTGTCCTTTCAACTGAATTTCTTGGTTCCGCAAAATACTAATCTTTGGATAGGTAGCACGAGCAATCGTGTTGCTGTCTAGCTGTACCGAGATCGTCATATCGCCACTGATTGCTGGGTATTCGGCAACTTGGCCTTCTGCCTGTGCCACGCCCCGTGATGCAAAGCTTGGCGCTGTACGTTGAATACCTGCCTTAGCAGCTCCAACTACTCGCATAGCCTTAGCAACTAAGCCATTAGGCGCTTTAGCAGCACGTGATCGTGCTGCTTCAACAATCAGGCTATCAGCATTGTCGCGTTCTGGGTTAACCACGTATTCTGGGTTATTCTCAGCCAACCATGCTAGCTGTTTCTTCATGACACGACCACCGGAATCGTAACCCATTGGGCCACTCACGGTAGAAAACGCACTTGACCCTGAGCCATATTTAGCCTTCATATAATGAATACCAGCTAGCAGATCGTCATACCCATTGAGTGGATTGTTGTGACCCCTGAACTTATACGCGTCAAAGGTTGGCTGAATCGTCTGAACGAGTCCCTTAGAAGGATGCCCCATTCGAGCGTTAGGATCCCAAGTGTTAATCACCGATGGATCCCCGTTTGATTCGCGTCTGATAACTTTCATCCAAGCAGCCACTTGACTGTCGGTAGCAGCGAACCCGTTGGCCTTTAATGCACGGACAACATATGGCCGCCAGCGATTAACTGAATGACCAGACGGGTTACCTGCACTAGCGCCATAAGTCATTGGGTTATAGCTCTTACCGCCCAAGCCAGCACGCAACTCATAATGGACATGAGGGCCGCTTGATTGGCCTTCGCTGCCGACCCACGCAATAATTTGCCCAGCTTTAACATGCTGACCAGTCTTCACCTTCATCCGTTTCATGTGTCCGTAAATCGTATCTACGGACGCACCAGACGGCTTGATAACAACCCAGTTACCGAACCCACTAGCTGGGCCTGCCTGCACGACAGTACCACCATATTGAGCCGGAATCGGCGTACCTAGTGGTGCAGCAAAGTCGATGCCTTTGTGGAAGCCACCAGCACGTGGACCATATCCCGAAGATTCCTTAAATGGTGAACCGAAATGTGGTGCTAATGAACCAGCACCATCATCACTGTCAGCAATAGAACTAATTATTTTGGAAATAACGTCAGCCATTGCTTTAATTGGCCGATTGACGAAAGCCTTACCTAAATCATGACCAATCGAGCCGACCCCTTCAGTTTTGCCTGGGTTGAAGACTTTGTTAGCAATATCCGTCATTGTTTTTACTGGATCGGTAATCTTTGATATGACGTCAGACGCTGTTTCACTAATGTTCTCAAACATTGAAGCTGCGCCATTTTTAGCTTTCTTCAAAAATCCAGCAACATCAATGGTCCCTGACGCATAACCGGGCAAAGTTCTTCCAAGACCGCCATTAAAGAGTTGCGCGGTGTCAGACGCATTCAAAATCTGGTCGCCAGGTTGCATATCTACAACTTCAGCCCCATTTGTCCCAATAAAATCAACTCTACCAGACGACTTGCTGATACGAGCTTCTACCCCACCTTCACTAACTAGGGCTTGTGAGGAAGTAGCAGTACCACCGGAAGCATAAGCTCCCATCGATACTGGAGTATAACCTGATGGATAAGCGCCAACATTAATTGGTTTAATACCAAACCCTTTAACCAAATTGTTAAAGAAACCAGTAATACTCTTCCAGATACTATGCAAACCGGAGCCTTGTTTATCAGCAGCACTCATTGAACTATTAGCTTGTCGCATCTGATGGCGAACAACTGCTTTAGACTGACCGGTAGCCATCGCAATAGAATCAGCTTGCTGGTCTTGTTGCTTTTTGGTAACTTCCTTACGTTGATGCTCAATTTCATTGGTAACTGATCTATGCTGATCAGTAGCATGTTTGGTAACTTTTTTGTATTGGTCTTTAGCCGCATCATCTGTTTCGTTGCGCTGGCGTTTTGCCTTAGAAACAATGTCGTCATGTTGCTTTTTAGAAATTGCATGTAAATCATAATATTCATGATCGGCGGTTTTCTTCGTCGATTTATATTGATCATAGGCGCTATCAAGCACGTTATCTCTAGTTTTACGAGCTGGCTTGACGGCGGCATTGTATTTTTTGTCAGCGTTCTCTTGAGTCGCTTTCAAATCTTTTAAATTAAGCTTACCGCGGTCTTTAAGCAATTTTTGGAGAATTGATTTCTGCTCTTTAGCTCCTTTTTCAACTGATTTCGTGACAGTCGTATTAAGCTTGTATTCGTCAGCCGTATACTTACTGATATAAGCTTCGTGAGCTGATGCCAACTCCTTGTTTTTCTCTTTTTCATACTTCTTTGAGTTACGACCATACTTCAAAGCAATTAATTCTAGATTCTTGGTACCACCGTTCTCAATTTTTTTAACTTTAGAATAATAATCGCTCGTATCAGCCTGCATTTTGTTAATCGTTTGTTTCTTAGACTTAGCCGATTTGGCATCTGAAGCTTGTTGAGCTTTAAGAATTTTGTTTTCTTCTGCCTGTGTCATCGAGCCATTCTTGACTAATTTGTCTAAATCCTGTTTGGACTTAGATTCTTTGTTTTTATAATACTTGTCCACTGACGCGCGCATGCCACTGAACAATTTATCAGTTTCCGTTTTAGTTTTAGCATAACTAGATGGGTCGGCAGCCATCTTAACGATGACTTTCTTACTCAACTTTTTCTGATAAGATTTCAGATTTGATTCAACTTTTCTAGTATCTGTCGAAACATCTAACTTAATTTTACCTGGCTTAATAACATGTATCTTAGGTTTGTTAGCGTCTAAGCCTTTTTGAATATCTTTCCCAAGCGATTTTCCGATCGTGCTACCAGCAAGCCCTCCTAACGCTCCGCCTGCTAATGTCCCTACTGGTCCTAATAAAGAACCAACCGCAGCACCGGCAATGGAGCCACCAGTTGATCCAATATAGCCACCAACGTGTTCACCAGCTGTCTTTCTGGTTGTTCCTAATAATTCTGGAAGTGACGCAATCGCACTAAGACCAGCGGTTGACTTAGCTGCACCTAGCACACCAGATAGCAGTTTTGAACCACCACCTAAGCCACTAGCTGCTTCAAGTTCTGCGGTTGAAGTAGCACCACCCTTAGAAAATAGTCTTCCAAAAACTTTAGAACTACCAGCAGTTCCACCGGCTTCTTTAGCAACCGTCTGAGTAACGGCCTTACCGCCCCCACCAGTAACGCCACCACCACCGAGCAAATCAACCATCTTAGACGCGGCAGCTGTTTCGATAAGTGACTTGCGCAAACTTGACAGCATGCCAATAAACTCAAGACCTTTTTTGAGCGCAAACATCGCAATAAATGCTTTTGTCAAGTTCTCAATTAACTCTTGGTTCTTAGATAAGTTCTTTAAAGCATCATCAATCTTGTCTAGTGGATCTTTAGATTCTTGAGCCTTCTTGCCTACTAACCCAAACATTCTGGCAATATCATACACAATATCGCTGAATGTCTTCCAGGCAGTTTTGCCGATGATGCCTAGTATCTTGCCCAAGTTGCCAATAATGTCGACAATTGTATCTTTGTGCCCATCAATATACTTAATCAACTTGACAAACCAAGTCATCACAGCTGATATGGCCCCAGACGCTATGTTGGCATACTTTTTCAGCATGTCGTCGGACAATAAGTTCCGCATGTCTTTAGCAACACCTTTGCTCATTTTGAAAGATGAAGCCATGATATTACCAGTTAAAACTGACCAGCGGGACTTGATGTACATGCTCATGCCTTGGAAGGACGTCATCGCTTCCGAAGTACCATCTTTGTACTTTTTACCCAGGTAATCTAATGCTTCGGTGAATTGCTTAGCCGTTAGCTTACCAGCAGCTGACATCGCATATAATTGCTTCATCGACTTGCCGGTCGCCTTTTGCAAAGCCTCTCCAAACATTGGAAATCGATTAATCATGACAGCCATATCTTCAGAACTAGCTTTACCACCGGCAACAATCTTGGCAAATTGCTCACCGGATTCCGCTAGGGCATCGTTACTCATGTGTAATGTCGAACCTAAGGCAACGAATGAGTCCGTCCAGCGCTTAGTTTCTTCAACATTTGAATGAACGTGATAGAAGCTTTGTGACATACGGTTGATCGTGTCTGCGGCATAAATTGAATGTTGTGATAGAGAATTGATATAGTTGACCAGTTCTTTGCCATCTTTTGGTGCTTCGGTTGTCAACGCAGTCCAAACAGTCTTCATCGTGTCTTGTTCCTTGTTGTACTCCATACCAGCTTTAGCGGCGTCTTTCAGCCCAGACACAAGTCCTTGAACACCAGCCATAATAGCGCCACCAAGGAACGTTCCCGCAACAATCTCTTTGAGATGCGAAAAACTATGTCCAGTTGATTCTGACTGTTTCTTCAAAGCAGTCAGCCCTTCGGAAGCTTGACCTTTATTCAACTTCATACGAGTGGTTACTGACCGTGGCATCTTCCGCATAGTATTTTCCCAATCAATAGCTTCGCCTTTCTCGGCCTTAACCATCAACTCGGTACGTGCCTGCTTTGGAATACGATTTAGTAACTGCTTAAAGTTAGTAATACCAGCATCTTCGGCCTTAGCAACTAACTTTGCTTCAACAGGGCTATTAAATTCAGCTTTAATCTTGCTATGAGTTCGCTCGGCCTCATTCTTGACCTTATTAGCATTGTTAGCAAAGGATTCGTCCATCTGGTTACCAGCATCAGCTCCAAGCGTCTTCATTAAATTATTGACTCGTTCACGATCACTCATGAATGATTTGGTATTCATTAACACATCAATTGTTACTTTTCCGTCTGCCATGTACTATCCCTCCTTTGCCTTCTCTGCCAACATGCCAAATACTTGCCCCATCTGACTATCCAAGCTCGCTTGCGTGTCTTGGTCGTCCAAACGATAATAGTCTTGCGCTTCCAATAAACTAGTAAGTTCTTCGCCTTCCAAACCGTTAGTTGACTTCTGCCGAATAGCGACAATACGCCGAAATTGAGTTGTCTCACTAAGCCCGTCCAACATTGCTTTAAACTTTTCCCAACGCAGTTTGCCTTGTTGCTCGATTAAATCGATATGATAATCGGCCATAAACGATGCAAAGATAGCGTCAGCATCCTTCTCATAACTAAAAAAGCGCTCCTGTGGTACAGGGTCGCCGTTTAAATCAACGCTAGGTTCATCATCATGATTTCCATAAACCGTTTGCTGAACATATTTAGATATTTCAGACACGACTGAAACCATTTGGTCCGCAGTGACGTCCATGTCTTCTCCTACAAACGCATTAAACGCTAGATAAATCTTGTGAGAATCATTGATAGCATCATCGTCAAGCAAGATATACCAGCGAAGCACGTTATCGAAGCTCAAATCGACAGTCCATTCTTCACCGCCAATCGTTATTGTTGTTCCGAGCGGCTCAACTAGGCTAAGCATTCACATCACTTCTTCTTCGTAGCTTTGCGTGACTTGTAATAAGTATCAATGTAGCTATCACGCTGTTCACGCAATTCATCGTATTCCTTGACGACCATGAAGAAGGCAGCCGCCATTCGTTCGGTACTCTTATTGGTTAGCTGATAGAGATCATCACCAGCGCCTTCTCCGAATTGATCATCGAAAAATGCACCCAATTCGCCCCGTAGGTCCTTATAAAGCTTATTTAAGAATTGGCGTTGTTCCTTTACTGGCTTGTCATCTAGTTCCGTCATCTTCTTCTGGTCATCTAACGCTTGCAAATGCTTTCCAACACTCAAACGAGTGTCCGCCAGTTTCATGTTCAATTCATCATTAAAGTAAAGCTTGGCATGGCGCTTACCAAACTTGAACTCTGCAAACTCCTGTGGCCCACCTGCTAAATTAATTGCTGTCATGATATAAAATCCTCCTATATATTTGTATGTATGAGGGCAAAGCCCTCGTTAACTAAGCATGGCTGCTAGGTACTGCAGCACTAGTCGTCCCATCGTCATCAAATTCAACCGTCTTACCGCTCTTGTCAGTCATGATTGGCTTACCATTGAAGCTCATAGTGAAGCTGAAGGTTTGCTTAGCGTTAGCATTGCCCCCCATTGGTACAATAGCGGTTAATGTAACACTTGAAATAACCACATTACCATTGGTATCAGTCCAACGTCCCAAGGTCTTCAGATTCTGACCAATAGCAAGAAACTTGCTGGCTACGTAGTCTTGTGCAGCATCGCCAATTACTCGATGACCAGTAAACGCAATTGTGATACGCTTACCAGTCACATCAGTATCGGTAAATCCTGCCCCGTCATAGTAGGCAGTGTTGTCGTCTGTTTCGTTAGCGGCTGGAGTAACACCCGAAATACCAGCTGCTAAAGGTGCGAATGTTGCCTTCGCTGTGTCTTTAGGGTCTTGACTACCAGCAGTGTCAATCTCAAAGACGTTTTTGTAGTTCATTTTAAATTTTGCCATTTTGTAACTACTTCCTTCCTTAATTAAAAAGACGCTATTCGGCGTCTGCAAAAGTGTTTACGATAACGGAAAAGCTAAGCTGATAGGTTGAATAACCTTGAGTATCCTGTTCGGATATGCTCGGCTGCCCATTAATCGTTAATGATTCAAATTCAAAGCTCTTGTTGCTACTAACTAAGTCATCAGCCGTCAACACATCTAGCGCTTGCGATACGAGCCACAAAGTCGTATTGGCTTGTTGCTGGTTCTTTGTCCGCATACCGACTTCATAGTTCATCTGCCATTGTTGATTACCAGCATAATCTTCGTCAAGCACCCGACTACCCGGCAGTGGGTAAAGTGACAGCGAATCAGCGACCGTCAGATAGCCCAACGTGCACTTCATTGGCAATCTTTGTACTTGGTTGATACTTGCTGCTAGTCGTTCCAATAAGTCCATCACTTCATCCCCTCGGTAAACGCCTTAACCCAGCTATCCATAAACATTGACTTAGCTTTCAAATCCCAGCGCTTTGTAGTTCCAGGAGTTGAATAATTATGAACCGGGTAACCATTGATAATGCCATAGAACTGCGCCTTGGCATACGGCATCGCATACGTTATTTGGCTGCCATTAGACGTAGCATGCACGGAATCGCGTAAATGTCCTTGATTTTTAGGCACAAACTGTTCCATATCTGACATGGCTTGATTGGCTAACGCATATTGCCCACGTTTCACGTTAGTAATACTGGTCTGGTCCATGAAACCATCTAGGTCAACATTAATTCTAAAGGCCATTACAACACCTCCAACTCGTATGAATATCGGTCATTGCTAAACGGTTCACGGTTGTCGATAATTTTCTGGACTGTGTATTCTTCGCCCTCAAATACAAGCTTGGAACCGATGTTATGCTTGGCAATCGTCGGTATCGGGCTACTAATTCCTGCGTACAGGAAAACAACCGCGTTAGCCACGATTGTCCGGTCGTTGTTGCTACCAGAGTAAATCGTTTGCGGTTGCACAACGCAATGTTCGATTGTGACTGGTTTTCCTGCCAATGGTTGACCCCATTCATCCGTTTTGGTTGGATCAGTCAGAGTGAGCGTGATTGTCTGCTGGCACATCCGTTTCGGTGGTTTCATCATCAACGGTAGCTCACCGCCTTACTCATCAGCCCAATTTGAGCCAAAATCGCAACGACACCGGTAGCTAGTCCAGTTTTGCCGAAATTGGTAGCATTCACGTTAGAGTTTGCCTGTACGTGGGTTCGGCCAATCTCAATGCTAGATAAGTTTTGGCTTGCAATGCCAATTGGCGTATCGGCGCCAACTTCATCGAAGTAGTCACACTGCAAGGCGACCGCTCGTTTAAACTGCTTAGCACGGAATACTTGCCATTGGGTGCCAGCCAAGTCATCAACCAGCGAATGAGCGGCGTAGTCAGCGTTATAGAAGAACTTAGTAGTGATATCAATTTGCGTTTCAGCCGCGGCTTCATGCTGGCTATAAGTGGCTTCGTCAGTGATTCGTGAGAATCCTAAGTTTTTGTACTCGTAAAATGTCAGATAAGCCATTTAATAGTCACTTCCAATTCTTACTACTACTTTGTAGCCCCAGGCGTCAAGGCCGGGTCAAGTTGTGCGGTATAAGCAACGACACCAATAGACCGTACGTCAATACCATCGACAACTTCCCAAGTGGTTGACTTTGCTAGTTCATCGATTGTTGGGAAGCTAGCCTTTGAAGGTGAAAAGCTTGATTTAATGCTAGTACCAGCAACATGGATAGTACCGACGCGTTTTTGAACAATAACATCTTGACCACCATTAATCAATGGGTCGTATTTAGTTTCAGTCGACCGCATGTTAGTTGAGTAACGTACAGCACCGGGTGCGAAGATATAGCTAGTTGAAACCGGCTTAGCCTTGTTAGTCAAGTCAATTTCGATGTCATCGTCTAAAACAATTCGTAAACCGTTATAAGCTTCAAATGGTGTTGCCCCATTTTGAGGTTGAACAGTCTCAATCAGTCCTTGAACCTTCATGAGTGAGTATGTGGCGGAGTTAACTGCAATTGCACCAAATGTAGTGTCTTGCAAGTCACCCATCAAGCCAATAGCACCAGTAAAGCCTTTAGCTCCAAACATCGGTTCCGATGGTGACACTTTCGTCTGATCGTAAACTTTTGAATTAGCAATCTTGCTAACTCCCATAACACCTTTAAGCACACTTAATAGTGTCTTTTGATCAGCACGCTGCCAGAATGCTGCAAACCGATTCCCGATTGTTTCTTGCACGGGTGCACCAGAAATCATAGTACCTAAATCTGTGTAACCATAAGCTTTAGTTTGGTAAAACTTAATACCTTGTTGTTTGCCAGAAGTTAAGTTATTAACATTAATATTGTCACTGTCAGTCCAGTTGTCAGGGTCACCAGTTAAATCATTCAGGAATGGCACTGTAATACGTGTACCTGCTTCCAGCAAATGTGGTCCTAGATCAGGATCGGGTGTTAAAATTCCAGATTGAACAAATCGGTTAGTCTTAATAATTTGATTTACAACGTAGTTCCCAAACACTTCAGGAACAATTAAATCGGATAAATGTGTTTCTGCCATTGATATGGCCTCCTTTTTTATTGCTTAGCTAATGCTTCCCATTTTTGACGGTCTTCGCGGTAAAGTTGCCCTTGTTCCGCCAAAGTCATGTCACTTAACTTCGTCTTACCATTGCCACCACCGCTAGGATTCCCACCGGCTGTAATCTTTACCGCTGGCTTACCATCGTTATCGTCGCTCTTGTCGAACAGATAGTTATGTGACTCCTGCAACTTCTCAATCTGTTCAGTGATACCCGTTAATTGACCATCATCACCAAGCTTGACAGTATCCATGTCGATAAACGGCATGATTGCCTTAGCATCGCGAGCTTTAGCATCACGCAACGCCATTTGTACAGCATTGTCAGTCTTAACCTTAGTCAAACTAGCAGCCGCATCGCTGTCCTTCGTCTTGATGGTTTCTTGTAACGCTGCAATTTGCTTGTTGAGTTTTTCAGAATTTCCAGCTTGCTCGCCAAGCGACTTGATTTGACCATCACGATCCACAACTTGCTGTTTAACTGAATCAAGTTCCGATTTAGTATCAGCTACTTGTTGCTTGATTGGCTCAATACCAGCGTTATAAAGCTTCATCACCTCGGTCGTTTGTTTATCGTCTAACCCTAATGTTTCTAAATCCTTACGTTCCATGTCAATCGCTCCTAACGTTATTTATTACGCGGTAACGGCCGCGCGAATTGATTGCATAAGTAATGAGCAGTTTAGTGACGTATTCAGGTCAAATTACTTAAAAATGCCATAAAAATAGCGGTGATCGTTTTTAATCATCACAAAACTAGTACACCCGATCTTCATATCCTTCTGGAATTTCAACCGGATCATTATTTTTGATACGTGTTTCGATAAATGTGGCCAAACTCTTCGCCCCGCTGATTGAAACATCATACCCATCGCCACGTGTAAGATCTAAATGTTCATACAGTGGAAAATCAACCTTTAAATTATCTTCGTACTTCTGAATTGCGGCATTCATGATCGGTGCCGCCCCATCTTCCACAAATAGCATTATTTTTTCGCCTCCACCATTGTATCAATCAACGAATCGCATATTTTAGCGGCATTTGGGAATATTTCTTTAATCAGCGCCAACGAAGCTGGGTTCGCTGCCCTTGATGAAGTATACTCGGCAAAAAATTCAGTCTCTTGCTTGCCATAATCCTTCCAATATTTTGACCCATGGCCAGTGTTCCACGGATGATCAAACGCATCATAGCCCGTGCCTTCAATCATGTCAGACACATTACTATATTTCCTCATATTCTCCAAGGCTGTCGGCTTGGTATCACGAATAAATTGGCGTATCTTTTCGACACCTTCCCACGATTTGCTATCCTCTTCCATCCAAATTGCTTTTTCAGCCTTTTTACGTGGTTTCTTGCCCATCTGCATTGGAGACTTAGCTTCACCGTGATTAATGTAGTCAAATAAATCCTGCTTAATGGCTGTCCCAAGATTAATTGCTGGATTTCCACTAAGGTGAGACGCCTGTTCATCAAATTTGTACGTCTTTCCAGCTAAACGTTGCTTGATTTGACGGCCAGTTGGTATCAACTGTTTACCAAACACATCATTCATAGATGTGCTGTCAATTGCATGCCCAATTTCATGATAAACCGTCTCCATTGGCTCACTTATTTTATTGCCTTCAAAAGCAGAATTACTTAAATGAACTGTACTAGTGCTAGCATAATTACCACCGGTTTTAGACACATTTTCAAACTCAAGGTCTTGCCCATAATTGGCATATAACTTACGAAGTTGTTCGTCTTTTAAGCTCGAAATACTGCTCTTGAATTGTTTATAGTATTCGTCACCAAAATCCTCTTTAATATTAGCCTTATCAAAAGCATTAATGATATCCGAATCTTTGACAGATGACTTGAACTCGGTTTTATTTGGTTCTTGTGTAACCGGTTTAGGTTGAGTGATATTTGAACTATAAACTTGCTCCCGACTATAATCTCGATGGAGGAAGTCATGACCCTTTACTAATTCTCGTAACGATTTCTGTTGGTTACTAATCAATGATTTGTAGTGAGATACGCCAACATCATCACCCAACTCCTGTGCAGCAGCCAGCTTCTTTTTAGACTGACGGATTGCTCGCTCATAGCCACGTTGTTTAGCTTGAATATCGCCCTTAGCAATTGCTGTTTGCGGGTCATACTGTGGCTGGTTGTTAGTGTTAACGCCATCAATGAACGGGTAAAGCGTGTGGCTACAATTAATACCTTGCGTCCCAGCTGGTGTGCCATAACCATGGTTGTAAATGCTGTCATACTTGGCGTTGTAAGTATCGCTACCAGGTTCGGTAAGATTGACAACGTGTCCTTGAATATAGGCACAAGCTTTACGTGATGCCGGGTGTGAACTCATAACAGCTAAGGTGGTACCAAAGTCTTGCATACGTTTCAAGCGCAAGTTATTAAACGTCCGGTGGGCTGTGGTATTGATTACCGTACGAGCATAGCCCTCCAGTGACCAATTATGACCACCCTTATCGACTAAATTGGACTTAATGCCAGCGTCCACCCATTTATAGACGTTATCTCTTAAAGACCTATCGTGCGTTTTAATGCCAACTACCGTTTCCATGGTGGTTTGCTTGATGATACCTTGATAAGCTCGCATAGCGCCATTCTCGTTGTAATTAGTGGACAATAACGACTGGTTAACTGTGTTATCCAGATCTTTCCATGTTTGATTTTGTAAAGAATTAATAGTGTCACGAATCTCATCATCAACAATCACCTTTTTATGCAATTGCTGGCTCAAAGTAGCATCGATTTCGTTAACAATCTGCAAACCATTATCGTGCACTAGCTGCTCGATTGACTGTTTCGACTGACCGGCATACTTGGCAACCAGATCAACCACTTGCTTGTTGAGTACGCCCATCTTAGACAGCTGTTCAACTTGCCAACGTAAAGCGTTCTTACTATCTACCGTATCGAATTTAGTTGTCTTAAGCGTTTGGATAATACGTGCATAAATATCCTGTTCAAGCTTGGAATAGATGTCAACGGCCGCGTTCGCATCGTGCATCATCGAATCTTGGGTGATCATTCACCATCACCACCGTTTAAAACGGCTGACCGGCCACCTTCGTACGTATCGGTTGGTGCTTCAGATTGAATCTTAGATAACTCCTCAGCGGCTTGTTTGTCAGTCATGCCATAGTTACGTTGTAGGAATGTCTGTTTAGATAGCGCTCCAATAGCCAATACCTTAGCGTCTTCTTCGAGTTGTTTGTCCTTATTAACGAACACGCCATCGTCAAAATGGCATTTAATGTCGAGCGGTTGATTGGCTGAGTCAAGCTTAAATAATGGCTGACCGTCATCAAATAACTCACTAGCGTTGGCTAACTCAAAAATTGACTGGCACAACTCATCAATAGCTTTTTCAACCATTGTCAAATAGCTTGAGCGGGTCTGGTAAGTCATTGAATTATTGCTGACAACCTCGGTTGCTGTTTTAACGCCATCATCGGAATATGAAAATGTTCCAGCAGACAGGCCAATTTGAACTTCAAATTCCTTGATAAAGTGGTCGATAGCATCCTTATACTGAACAGTTCTGATAGGCGTTGTCATGTCCTTAACACCAAGACCATTATTGTCATCTGACAGTACGCCAACGTAGACATTTTGTTCAGTATCAAACGTTGGCTTGTGCTCATCATCAAACCGCAGCATGCCCGGTTGTACCGCAATGTGCTTCTGGCCCAATCTTATTTCCCAAATAAACTGATCATGAGTGTCATTAATGTCGTCTAAGACGTGCTTAGCGTTATCCACAACGCCTAAGCCTAGCGGACTCTCGATGTTAATGTTATTAGCTCCCGGCGTTTTAAAGTAAGCGAACAATGGATGTTGTAAACCGCTAATGGTAACTTTTGGTGCCAACTCTTTATATACCGGCAATGTGGATAGTGGTACTTGATTGCCCACTATGTCGGGGCTATCTGACTTGTACAGCTCGTTGGTGATCTGATAACTACCGTCACCTTGCCATTGATGAAATTCAAGTAACGTGTAGTATTTAGCCTGGTTGTTTTCAGTACGTTGTGTTCGACTAGCAATTGCCGCTTCGCTAATATCATTTGTATTAGATTGTAGCGGGTAGAATTGATCAGCCCGAACCCATGCAATCTTGATGTGCTTACCGTCAATGTACGGTCGCATAGCAAAACCACCAAGGGCAACACCTTTCTCAAGTGCTTCCTCAAACTTATTCTTGAAGTCGTTATCTTCCAATACATCGTTTAAAAATTTGTCCGCTTCATTGTTATCCTTGACGTGAATTTCAGCTTTCTCATTAAAAATCACTGAGGCAATCCGACGAGCGGCAGTTTTTGCCATATTTATCGTGTTCTTGGGACGCTCTTTTTCAATGCCATCCGATGCCTGATAGTGGACATGTTGTAATTTATCGCTGTAATATTCCAAGTCGGTTTGAATACGAACATACTCATCCGGGTCAATACTGATACGAGAATCATCTGTGATTTTACTTAAGCTTCCTGTTACTCCCGTGGCTGCCGCCCCCTTCCAGAATAAATCTTTAATTTGTTGAATTAGTCCCAATTGCTTCACCTACCATCTCAAATCAAGGTCACGCAAGTTATCCAGTACGAAATACTGAAACGCATCGCATGTATGGTCATCTACCTTGATAACCTTTGGTTTGTCGCTTTCCAGCGTCTTACCGTCCCATTGATACTTGCGATGTTCATCAATAAATATCTGGTTGGCTTCATTATCAAGATAATAAAAACGTCCAGTGGCTAGTAAGTCCTGGACGTGGTCAATCATTGCTGTCTTTTCAATCTTGTTGACGTGGTTCCAATGCCGGCCATATTTCTTAAAATATTCATGGTCAATAGCATAGTCAGACGTCGCCTCATCGGCCGATCGTTTCCATGCTTTCTTGTGCCATTGTTTCTCACGACTATCCTCAAATGCGTACAGCTCGTCTGCTAGCTCGCTAGGTGGCTTCTTAACTGACTGATGAGCTGGTGAGTAGTAATAAGTATCTAGTAAGATAACGCGCTTCTTAGCCGTCAATGCAATACATAGCTCAGTCGTGGCTGACACCTGCTGGCCACTATCTTGACTGAAGTATAGTGACTTAATGTAGTCATCGTCTGGGAACACTTTTAACGGCTTGAACAGGCTCGGATTATATATGCTCGTACCTAACCCAATAACTTCGCCCAGATACAACCAGCGATAATAGTCGTAATCATTCTTCTTGTACTGTTCTATCAATTCAAGCGTTTGCTTGCTGGTAAAGCCACGCACGTCGCAGCGATAGTCACTCGTGTCAATCAGATAATTGTCATCCTTTGACACTTTATCTATCCACTCGTTAATCCAGTCATACGGGTTCTTAGGTGGGTTATATGAGTAGAACACTTTGACCTGATCAAGCCAATCTGGTTTCTGCCGAATAAACGTCGGGTTAGCTTGGTCGAACACGTCACTAGACTTCATGTTGGCGGCTTCTTCGTACCAGACGGCCACTACATCACCTACGATGTTTGACTTGAGCTTATATGGGTTGTCGGCGCCATAGAAGTAGAACGTGCTGCCAGTTCGCTTGTGCTGTATCGTGAGTGGCGATTTATAAGCAATAAACTCGTTGTCCATGTCAAGCATGCTGAGTGCCCATTGTATCTGGTTGTAAACCGTGTCATGTAAGTCGCTCTTGTTTGCCAGCACAGCGATGACGTTGGCTTTGTGATGCTGCATGATAGCCTTCTTGACCATCGTTACCAGCTTTAAGCTGATAACGGACGACTTGAACGAGCCACGGCCACCGTTTGCAACGATGTAAGGCTTGCCAGTCGTCCACATTCGCTTAAAGTGAGGGTTAATCAAGTCTGATATTCTGATAACCTTCTTGATATTCGTATCATCAACTACCAGCGTCTTCATCCTCTATGCCTCCCACATCATCAACTATCAGTGTCTGTCCCTCATTACTTTCACCACTCCGTGCCTCTTTAGCCTTAGCCTCTGCAATATCTGCATCAGCTTTAAGCTTGCGAATCTGTTGTTCAACAAGCTTATCGTTGCCTGGATAACGCTTTAGTATTTCCTTAGCAACAGCCGTTTTGTCCTTGGTAGTTGGTGGACGTTCAATAGATTCAGCACCGTCAGCAGTACCCACCACTACAGTTTCTAGCTCTTCACCACGAAGCACTCTAGTGTAAAATTCCATAACCTCTTTGGCGTCTGCAATCTTGCTAGATTCTATCTCAGCCATCTGTTCATCGATGTATTGCTTAATGTCAGGTTTTGTCAGGTTTTCCTGTCCAACTGAGCGGGCTGAGCGTTTACTATACCCCGCTTTACGAGCCGCATCAGCAGCATTGCCGGACTTGATATACTCGTCGGCAAACCTCTGCTGTTTTGGCGTTAACTTTCGTACCATTACATACCACCACACCTCCGTTTTTAAAACCAGTCGAAATCGACGGGTTTAGAATTAATTACTAATACAACTTGGCTAGATCATTACTAGCCAGTACGTTATCTAGCATATTGCCTAATGGATTTACAATCTTTTCATCGTTGCAGATATTGTCAAGTCCAGCCTCGTGCATCATTGCGTGTACCATTTCGTGCATGAGCGTTTGACGTTGCTTTTGTTGGGATAACTCTTTGCAAATGTAAATCGTGGCATCAGGATAATCAGTTAATCCCCAACAAGCATCTCCAGAATCTTCAAGCCGCTTCTTTAAGACAACGGTATAATTAATACCACTGATTTTTACATACGCCGGTAGTTTCATGCCGCACCTCCTTATTTTTCTCCAAACTAAAAGCGCCATGCTGTTTAGCACGACGCTTCATCCATTTATCTAAGTGGGCATCCATCTCCGCTTCTTGTGGCGTGACGTAGCTATATTTTGTGTTAATCATCTTTACCATGAGTTGCCTCGTTGCTTGAACAGAATGGATATTGTACCCCAAATAGTTCTAGATTAACTTTTTTCCAATCATTCTCAATAGCCTCGTTGCCTTCCATATTCATTGTGGTTCCTCCTAATCGTATGTACTTAAAAAAGCCTGACGTCAGCCAGGCCTATGTATTGTTGCCTCATAAGATGGCGATCCTGTTATTCAACAATACAATTTTATATCATACTATATCCAACATCATTTGAGTTGCAATACACACTATTTACTTTACTAAAAAGATCCCAACTAAATGTCAGGCTCCTGTACACGGTTATTATCAGAAAAACGATTATAGTTTTTGCAACCATGTTTGATTATATTACCACAGCGCGCATGTTCCTGCATGCAATCTGGTGGCCAGTTTAATTGCGCGTCTTATGTAGGTGCCGTCCAGTTTTCCGCACTGAACAGCAAGCAAGTAAGCTGAGTTATTGTTGATTCAAATGATTTCACGCACTGTCGCTTGCATACTTACTTGCTTAATGTGCTTGGTAGGGATTTGCACCCTACAACGTATGGAGGTTTTCAAGACCGCATACAATCTTTCAGCTAATTTGGACACACATTTATCGCTAAGATAAATTTCGGTGCGCTTCCCAAACGCCTTAGCCATGGTTTACCTATTCCGCCACAAGCACGCGTTATACAGTTTTAGCCCCCATGAGTGACCATGCTGCATAACTATATCGCCGGTAGGCCTCGAACCTACATCCCATTGTGGCTTGCCAATTAGCCCACAGCGATACTCACATTTAACGGCCGACGTTAAATACGAAGACTAATGCCGGCGGCAGAGAGGAGCGCATCACCCCTTATAAATCCACCGGCAACGTAGCCTGCTGGACTCGAACCAGCGACAACCTGATTAACAGTCAGGTGCTCTACCAACTGAGCTAAGGCCACTTGAATGTTAGGAAATATGACTAGTTTTCCCAACATTTAATAAAACATATTGTATAATTAGTTATTATATTTGAACGGGGGTGAATTAACATGTCAAACAAGATTTCACTGAGTCAATTTCTTAACTTTTCAGTTAAAGTTCATACCAGCGCAAAAATCAATGCAGTTCGTCACATGAAGAATGATGAGTATTCAATCGGACAGGATTACTACTTTCCATTACGTACTGCTATACGTCGGTATACACAAGGCAAAGACACACTTGATTCTATACTAGACGCTGCACAAAACTCTAAGGAAGACCGCAGGGCCAACTTCATAAAAGATGCAACTAAATTTGTCAACTTCATGAAAAAACATGATGTTCAATTTTTTGAAGTAGGAAATGCTTCTTGGAGTTATGACAACAGGATCAATATAAGTGCTTCTCCAGAATTTGGGATGATTTGTAATGGCAAGCGTTATTTTGTTAAAAATTTTTATCGAAAACAGAATCCTAAGGATAAAATCACTTTAACTAAAATGCGTCCCACGTTAACTCTCATGAGAACTGCAACTTCTCAAACAGATTTAGCTGGTGCAAACGCAGCCGTCCTCAATCTTCAAAATGGGAAACTTCTTTTTGATGACAAGCCTATTAACGCAAATAAATTGCTTGAATTGCAAGCAGATGCCGCGCAATTAGCCGACATTTGGGAAATGGTCTAATATCCTATTTATCATGTTCAATTCCCAGATCATTCATAACTTGTGCACATTCATCACAAATCCATGAACCATCATCGTTTTGCAAAGTTGCCACCTGCCCACATAGTGTACAGTGTGGCTTTTTAATATGGATTAAGTACCAGTCATGTATCCATAAACGTAACGAAATAAACATATTATCACCCTTTTCTTAATTACCTTATGCTACTAATTTACCACCAATTTATTGCTATGAAGTCCGGATTGAGTTCGGAAAAAGTTCGGTTAAAGTCCGGTTTGAGTTCGGTTTTGATAAGCATTCAGATCTTCTAGGTAATAGCTCTGTGCGAACTGTAGCATTGCCAAGGGCTTCCAACGGTCAAAATACTGCGTCTTGCTGTAGCCAATATCCATGTAGCACATCGTGTCGCTGTAACCTTGCAAATATAGCCTATCTAATATCTCCTGGCACTCATGATCACAGCGAGCCATTGCCTGAATAGTCTGTCGGACAATCTGTTCGGCATATAGGCGGCGTGTAATCCGATCCTCGGCCGAATTACCAGCTGGGGCCGACTTAGGCATGCCATCCATGCTAGGCGATTTTAAATCAGCGACCGAATGGCCGGACGCCCGAACTGCTTGCGGTAACTTCTTATCCAGGAACCGCCGCACCTGTTTAATTGTTTTCTCCTGGTCAATTGGTGGAAAAATTTCATCTGAAATAACTTGCTGTTCGCCCATCATGCGCCCCTCCGCTTTCGTATGCTATAATTAATTTATTCGGAATTAGTTGTAGCACGGTCAGCAATGGCAACGCTTTTTTTATGTTATAATTACAACGGTCATTCGAGTGGTCCCGTGACTAGTCGCCCTAGTAGGCGGCTTTTTGTTTACTCTCGCGCTCACTCAACTCCATAATGTCAGCAATGAAGTCCTGGCCAATTTGTGCCTGTTGCTCAGTTGTTAGCGCCGCGTTCATTTCCATGTTGGCAACTATGGCTTTCATTTGAATTGCTTCGGCGTGTTCCTTCATACGCCGGTGCCTCCGTTTAATCGTTGAACGCTTCTTAGTGTGTTTAGGCATCCTCGTCCCCTGTATTATTTTGTCGAAAACTATCCATACTAACGTCTAATGCGTCAGCTATTCTTTCCATTAATTCAAAACTCGGTCGTTTAATCTTGCCATGCTTAAACTCATACAGGACTGCATTACTTTTTAGCCCCATCAACTTTGCCAGTTGATTAATATTAAGCTGACGCTGTTTAAGAACAATTTCCACTTGATTCCAAATATTAACCACCTTCTTCTGTATATTGTGTTTTCAAAGTTAAAAACTCTATATGTTGAGTTTTTATGTGAATGGTGCTATCTTGTAGAAGTTGATTGAATTATCAATGTAAATTTATATATGTGAGGTGATTTGTATGACACAACCAATCAAACCAGGTACTGACAACAAACCTGCTGGTACCTATCATGAAGTTGGACCTCGTGGTGGAAACTTGAGTAACGGTCGGACTGTTCACATTCAAAAAGGTGATCGGCTGCCTCCAACTCAAAAATCCGGTAATAAATGGTCCAAGAATTGAACGCGGTGCTCTCGAATTTATTTCGAGAGTATTTTTATTTTTCTCTTGCTAAAGCAATAACATTTGCCAAATAAATTAATTTGTAACCAAGATTCAACCCATATTTCTTTATTTTCTTCGTATCTCGTAATGTAATGATGAATCATCATTCGCCCTCCATTGACTCTGCTAACGCCATTATCAGCGGATAATCTTCCCAGGCTACTTCCGATTCATCTGCGTAGTCCATCGCCTCACAGGCTGCTTGTATGGCCCATGCTGGTATTTCACTGTCCATGTCTGTCCTCCGTAATTGCTTCAACTTCCACTCTTGGGTTCTGCTTATCAACCGCAAATTCGTCCTGGAAACCGGTTATATGCTTGCGATTGTCATTGCCTAGGAGTCCAGCCCTCATAAAGCCGTCCAGCACAAACTTTTTAGCAAACGCGATATTATCCGCATCTTTCCGGTTGTTCTTCGTGTACCACGTAAATTTAAGCTTGCAAGGCCAGCTGAATTCGACTCCAGAATTTCGACTAGCCCGTGCATATACACTACATAAGGCCGTGTACCGCTTCTTTAGTTTAGCTGCGGCGTATCTGTTGGCCCGTTCAGCCTTGATGTACTCATTTAAGCTAGGTAGTTCGCCCTTAATCACGACTTTGCTCATACTTTCGGCACCCGGCTAATGTAGTAGCCACTAACGATCCCGTTAGACATACTGGCCTGTCTAATCGAGAACTCTGGGGCGTCAATCCTCTCACATAATCGTGCCAGTGTTTGATAGGCGATCACTTCATCAGGATTGTTATACTTCTCAGCACGCCAGTAACCGTTAGTCAGTGGCAGGCTGTATTTGTGGACTAAATCCTTTACCCGCTTAAGCTCAATCGACGTACTTTCTGATATTTGTCTGAGAGAATGTTTGCCATGCTTATGTGCTTGCCGAATGGCTTTAATATCTTCACGTTCTCCCTGCTTCGGATCTTGTTTCATACTGGCTAGGTAGGCCGCATCACTGCGTACCTTAGTCCCAGGCTTCACCAGTCTAACTGGAAACGGCCATTCACCAGATTTGTAGTTATGTTGCGCGAGCTTAAACATTTCCGGTTCGGGCCCCATTGCTAGTGGGTGATCGATATCGGGTAGATCAGCGTTAATTACTAGCACCTGTGTTTCAGTCATGCGCTCACCTCCGTTTGCAATCCTTGTCTAGCTTGCTCTAGATCAATAAAATACTCGGCTGGCTTACCCCAACATTGGGTCAAATCAAAATTTAAGCCATCCCGCTGATATTCAATAATTAAAACCTCGAGTGCAAATAGCTTGTACTCATGAGCGCACACCTCATCTTGAGCACTACCACCGGCCTTTAAATGCCGCTTCATACGCTGCTTAGTCCAATGCAGTGCCGATGATTCATAGGCATGGTTAGCGGCTAACTTGACTAATTGATTGCCCCAATTCATTTAGCTTCCTCCTGACTGTTCATGAATGCTAGGAACGCCTCGTCACTCATATCTTCCTGCTGGTTATCGCTTGAGTTTGGCTTAGAATCCGCCTGAGAAGCGCCGTTTTGCATCCACTTTGGCGTAACTTCTTTACGGCGTGGCTTTGAATAGCCACTAGGTTTTCTTTCGCTCTTCATGCGGTCGTCATGATTAGCAGCAGCCTTTTTAGCCTGCTCTAACGTCGTAATATTTCGTTTCTTCCAGCCCGCAACAATTGCACGAACGTATTTCAAACATGCATTAGATCCAATCTGATGTTCTCCAGCAACCCAAATTGCATAGGCAATCACCTCAGGCTTGAACTCTTCCAGCCATTCATCAATCTCAGGTCGGGCAATACCATTTGGAAATCCCCACAGGTTGGTCCAATCGTTAATGACCTGCTCGCGCGTCACGCCCGCGTCATCATCATAATTATTTACTTTATTTTTATTTGATTTACTTTTATTTACTTTACTTTGTGGATTAATGTCGACATTAACTACACTTGTATCTTTATTAATGTCAACATTAATCCAATACTTATTTGGTTTCTGTGATTTGCGACGTTTAGTAGCATCTTCATAGGTCTCTTGGATACGCTGGCTCGTTAATACCTTAGCCGAATTGAACAGTTCCTCGCTAAAGGTTCCATAAGCAATCAAGCGGTTAACGATTTGATTAGCTAATTCAGGTGATACGCCTTCAATTCGATTAGCTAACTGCATCTGTTTCAATTTATTCCATTGCAAGTAGTATCCATTTTGGTACACCGCAGACAGCAGATAAATCATAAACAGAACACCTTTCGGTCCAAACTCGCCCATAATGGCTTCTGTCTTGTCGTTTACAGCAAAATCAACGTCTAATGGGAAGTAATCCAATCCCTCTTTTACTGGACGGGCCATCTCGCACCTCCTGTCCTTATTAATGGGCCTTTCACCCATTCGGTGGATTCAGTCACTGCTGCATTCAAGCCAATTCGAATGTTTATTTCTTATCAAATGCCGCTAGCAACCCTTGTAGCTGGCTCTTAGCATCCTCTGCTTGTGCTACTGTTAGATTCTTCCAATCGTCGTCAGTCCCTTTCCAATCAGGGACAATTTGTTGAATAACCTCATTAGTCACCGATAATGGTGTGCCATTCTTGGTTTGGGTGGCCAGTTCACCAGCAAGGTTAGCAATCTCACTTGTCTGCTTTGAACTAGCAATGATGTTGGTAGGATCAAAATCTTCATTTACTTCATCATCAGTTGCGGGCTGTTGCTTGCCAGCTAGTAATAATTTAGCAGCAGTCTTAAATTCAGGTTTCTGTGCATTCTCAGCTAGCCATTCAATATAGCCACGATTCTCATTCATGACATCTCCCATGCTCTTGCCTTTATTTTTGCCAAAGTTAAGTTTTAAATTAAAGGCTTCATCATAAGTCATGGTTTCGTTATTCTCACGTTGGTTAAAGTTCTGCATATCTTCGACATCTTGCGTGAAGACATTTGATAAACTAGCGATGGTCAGTGTGGCATCAACTTGAGCTCGCTTTTTCGCCATCTTCAATACCGTGTTTTTCATTGAAAAGCCATCACGAGAAACGTACTTACTCTCTTTTGTATTTGCCGACCCTAATCCCTCAGTTAACTGCATACCGCTCTTGTATAGCACGCACTTGACGGTGTAGTCGAAATAACCCGACTCGTAGTCCTCAACTTTATCGATAACGTTGTATTCGCTGGTCACGCCCATCAACATTTGAATTTTTTCGGCACCCGGTTTAAGGAGCGTCGGCTTCTGTGTACCAGGTACGACCCCAAAATCTTGACCATCTTTTAGTTGATGTTGAACCATAGTTTGGAAATTAGAGATAGCCTGTAGTTCGCTAGCCATCTTGTTTTGATCAGTACCCATGATTAGGGATAGACTGTTCGTTTGATTTTCTGCTTTCGCGATTGCTTCACTCATATTGGTTCCTCCTAGTATTTAAACGTGACCTTCTCAGTTGCCGGTTTTTCAGTAATACCAGCGATAATCTCGCCATCTTCCATGACAAACTTGTCACCAACCATGCGACCAGCTTTTTTTAAATCGACTTTATCAATAGATTCCTTGACCTTGATATATTGGCTCATGCCCTGATTACGAAGTGAGTTTAAAACCATCTTTTCGTCATACGCCAACCCAGCCGGGTTCTTACGAGTTGATACACGGCCATTAGGGGTATCGATTTTGAATTTCTTATCGACTAACCGTTGATCACGTAAATAGTCGGTCAGTAGCCCTTCGAAGTACTCGCGGTTGGCTTGGTTCTTATCAAGCTCCCGGTCGCGCCATGCAATTGCCTGGTCAATATTGTTCTTCGCAACTTGGCCAATTTCATCATCATGCGCTTGGATAGCCTTGAGCTTCTTTAACGCCCAGTCAGCTTTCTCCAATGAGTCAATTTTGAAGCCTTCGTTTTCACGTTCTGTCACCGTTCTAAGTTCTTCTTTTAACATTGCATCCATGATTGAAATCCTCCTATTTAATATCCAGCAATGACGCCACTTTCAATCAGCTCTTCCTCAGTAGGCACATCATCACGCCAGCCTTCCACAGCTTCTTCTTGGTCAATTAACCAGCTATCGTAGCCGTTCATTTTGCCCACCTCCGTGCTAAACGTTGTCTTAGTGACAGTTTCGGAGTACAATAGAACTCGAAAATAAATTTATTAAGCGTCTTAGCTGCACGGGTACTCCCAATACTCGAGCAGCTTTTTTCGTACTCAAATTTAGGCTTGGGCGATACTTTGCGTACTTCCAATTCGTTCGACCTCCTTAAATGTGCCAAAAACATTATTCAATTCTTCAATTGTGATCTGTTTGTAAAGCACATTTCCAATCCGGAATGTAAATTTCATCGTCTTCATCTCCTTAAATTCCAAACCAATTAGCAACTTCATGACGCTTGAACCATAATGCAGTTAGCACGCAGCCTACTATTGCTCCTTCAATCATTGCTATTTCCTCCTAGCCATTTTCTTGGTTGACTTTATCGATTACTTCCTGCAATTTATCCATTGGGATACCGGCATACTCAGCTTTCTTAGCCAAATCAGTTATCTCGGCGCTAATTTCTTCTGCATATTCACGTGGATAACGTTCAATGACTAGCTGCTGCGCTGGTGTCCGATCGTTTGGATTAATCACAATAGCATTCTCAAACTCAGCTTCCATTGTCTCTCGTTCTTGCTGCTCTTTCTTCTGACGCATTAGGGCTGAAAACATATCACCCTTTAGACGCCTGTCATTCTGAAATGACAGCACTCCAAAATTCTCACGAGCACCAGAATAATTAAGCCAAAAATCGTTAATTACATTTGCTAACGACTTCCTTATTTGTGAATCAGTGCTTCTTGATCCACTCTTCAACCGAGACAATTGTCCGGGAGAAACATGCGTCCTATCTGCAATCTGCTGCTGTGTTAGTGTTTTATTTTTGCCTAATGCCAATGACAATTGCTCTGCAAACTTGTTCTTCATACCTACACCTCTGTATTTTGGAAAGGGCTTTATATGGCCTTTCCATGTAATTCACCTATAATTTAAATTAATCGGGATGATCTAATAGGTAATTCATCATCTCAGCTGCTTGAATCTGCCAGCCGTTATGGGTATTCACATAATCAATGAAGCCACCCTGTTCAACATCCAAATCATGGCGATGCTTGGTTAAGTATCGTGAGGCTCGTTCGGTTGATTTAGTTCCATATTTATACTTAGCCAAATCTTTAAGCTTCCAAGTACGAATACCACGTTGTGCTTGCTTCCAGGCTTGGAACCTCTCGTATTCTTCTTCGCTAATGAATTGGAATCCCTTTGGAGCCTCATGCCGAATCAATATCGTATCTGACATGTTCGCACCTCCTAATATGAAACTGACATAAGTTGGCTAGCTTGCTCGTTATACTCGGCCGTTACTGCTCGAAATTCAGCATCTAGCGCTTTATCGCTTAGTGCCTCAAACATTACTCTTGGTGTTTCTGGCTTAACCTTTGCTAGTGCATTGATTAATGTAGTTCGTGATAGATGTGTCATTTTGTTTCCTCCGTTCTTTGAAAAATTAATAGTTTCATTCACTCCTTATGCGATAATTATCATAAGGAGGTGATAATATGAATGATGTATCCGAATTTTTAACTAACCAATACGAGAAAAATAAAGCCAATAATCAATCTTCTCGTCTTGTCGTTCCGATTGGTTTCGACAAGCTTCATCCAAATTGGCGTTTTCAAGCTGCAACTTGGGCTCGTCAAAACGGATTGTCGTTAACACCTGATGGAACCTACTACGATGGTTATAACTTCCGAGTAAGTTAGTATTAACTTGAAGAATAATTTCGGTGCTGTTATTTGTCGGAATTATTCTTTTTAATTTCCACATCAGTCAATAGTTCTTTGATAACAATTGGATCAGCATCAGCGTAAATGGTTAACTTAGGATTCTCCCCGGCTCTCATATTCAAGTTAAGTTCAGTGACTTTCATATCGTTACCGATGTCCGTTAAAGATATATCATTCAGTTTTACGTCATAACCGATTGGAACATTTTGAATTTCGTTATGATTATCGCCTGTTCGTGTAATGCTTAGTTTCATTTTGCCGCCTCCTTTCGCTGCCCCCCTGCGATATAATGATTGCAAGGAGGTGAATAATATGGCTGATCAACATGTCGTCCCTGATGGACAGGGCGGTTGGAATGTTAAAGGTGCTGGTAATTCACGAGCTACTGCCAACTTCAACAATAAAATTGAAGCGGAAAAAGTGGCCCGCCGTATTTCTAACAACCAACATTCTGAATTAGTTATTCATAACCCTGATGGTAAAATCTCTCGTAAAGATAGTCATGGTCATGATCCACATCCCCCTAAGGGTTAATCCTTATGTGGGTATGCTTTAACTAAATATCCGGTAGCAGGGGTTGCATCGTCAGTGTTGATCTCTGCTACTTTTTTGCCTTCTGTCGTAGTAACCACAATTCGATCCCAAAATTTGCTATTTAACATGGTTCCATCAAAATCTGGATCGCTTGCTGGATGAATAATTACAACTGGTGTTTCTTCTTTCTCACTCATTTTGCCGCCTCCTTTTTATGACTAATAGTCATATTATTTCCACGCAAAAGATCATCAACAGTTACGTTTAACGCGTCCGACAATTTTAGAATAGTATCAGTAGAACCCTTTCGTCTGCCATTTTCCATTGATTGGACCATTGCTACAGAAACTTTTGCATGTCTTGCTAACTCTTCTTGGGTTAAATTCATTGCTTCTCTATAATATTTAAGTTTCAAAATCATCGCTCCTTTCATGTACTAATAGTACTATGTCTATTTGTACAAGTCAAGTCTTTTTGTACAAATAAAATAAAAGGTCTGTCCTTTACTATCTGTACAAGCTAAAATACTAATTGTGGAGGTTATCATAAATGACTATTGGCAAAAGAATAGCAAACCTAAGAAAACAAAAATCTTTAACCCAGCCCATGCTGGCTGACGCAATGAATGTTAGCCAAAGCACCATCGCAAGTTGGGAAAGTGATAGAAGATCCGTTAGCAACGATGACTTAATAAAGCTATCAGATTACTTTGGAGTAACAACCGACTACTTGCTTGGAAAGAACGGTACTCCAAAATGGGCCAACGAGAAAGACACTAAAGACTTACAAGATTTTTTAGATGCGAATGAGGGTTCGATGACCTATGGGGGTGAAGATCTTACTGAAGAAGAAAAACAACAAGTGCGTGTGGCTATGGCAACAATATTCTGGAAACGCCACAAGCATGATTAGGAGTTTTACTTATGGATAGAGTAAAAGATATCGTTAAAACTATTGTCAATCGTTATCACACAGCGGACCCGTTTGTAATTGTGGAAAAGCTTAACATACAAGTGGAATGGTGTGATTTTGGGGCAATGCCTCTAGGTAAAAATGCTTATGACAACCAAGAGCCTATTATACTACTCAATAATTCTATTAAACACACGCCTACACAGTATTTCATACTCGGTCACGAACTAGGACACGTTATATTCCATGAGGGGTTGATTGGGTACTACACTTCCGTTAAACATGGACATTCTAAGTTTGAACGTGAAGCTGATGAATTTTCAGTTGGATTGATGGGAATGTTGTTTATTGAGGAAAATGGTCATATTCCCTATTCATACAGAGAACTGTCCTATCAATACGGGGTACCATTCGACGGAGATTAATATCAATTAATTTGGAGGAATTTTCATGTCACTAGGTGACTTATTCAGAATAAGCGAATTTAAAAATACTATTCAAAAATCAAAAGTGGAAATTGTTCAATTAGAGGAAACCATTGATAAGCTGAAAAAACAGAACAACATCAAGCTATCATTACAGCAAATGAAGCCTGAACAACTTGACCAACTCATTAATTCTAAACACAAAACACTTGATGAATTAGACAAACAGATTGATCTCGCTGACAAAAAGCGTATCAATGCACTATCTGAAATTGAGAAACAGTCTGACATGCTTAACGAAATAAAAGCCGACATTAGTGACCTTTCTCCTGATTTAGAAATGAGTTCATATGGTCTGTATCAACCGCAATATGACTTTTCTGATTCCTTAGGCTACAAGGACAGATTGCAAGAAATCCGTGATCAACAAAAAAATCTAATCAAAAATAAAGCTGCTTGTCTTTTTAACAATCATTGGCAAGTCAACGGAAGTATAGCACAAGGAAGAAAGATGAATCGTAATAATATAAAGGCCATCCTTCGTAGCTTTAATAACGAATGTACAGATGCTATCAACAAAGTATCATATTCAAATTTTGATCGCATCAAAACAAGGATCATTCGCTCATTCAATCAGCACAATAAAATGTATGAAGTTGTTGAAATCAGCATGGTCAACAATTACTTACAGCTCAAATTGAAAGAACTTCATCTAGCTTTTGAGTACCGACAAAAAGTTCAAGAAGAAAAAGATAAGCTTCGTGAACAGCGAGCACGGGAAAAAGAAGAAAAAGCTTTGCAACGGGAAATTAAAGCTCAACAAAAAATGCTTAATAAACAGATCGATCATTACTCAAAAGCAATTCAAGAACTTCAAGAAAGACAAACTGAAGATCCTCGCAACGAGGGATTAATAGCCGAAATTGAAAAATTAAAGCAAAAACTAACACAATATGAAGATAAAAAGGCAGCGGTGGATTATCGAGAAGAAAACGCAACCGCCGGATATGTTTATATCATCTCTAATGTTGGGTCGTTTGGTAAAAATGTCTTCAAAATTGGTGTAACCCGCCGCTTAGATCCAATGGATCGTATCAACGAGCTCGGGAGTGCTTCAGTTCCGTTTAAGTTTGACGTACATGCATTAATATTTAGTGAAAATGCATACCAATTAGAATCTGAACTACACCAGCGGTTTTCACAAAAGCGTGTCAACATGGTTAACAATCGCAAAGAATATTTCCACATTTCCATAAACGAAATTGAAGATGAATTAAAAAAATACAGCAATTTGACTGTAGATTTCAAAGAAGCTCCTGAGGCTGAAGAGTATCGAGAGAGTTTAGCTATTAGCACAGAATCAAAGCAATAATGTTATTGAAATTGGATTTGGGGAAATATTAATTTGGAGGAATTATTGTAATGAGAAAAATTATTATGGCCAGTTCTGTTTTATTAGGGGGATTGTTACTTGCAGGATGTGGGAATTCTAGTGCATCGAACAAAGGATCATCAAACACTGCCAGATCTTCGAGTAGTTCAAACGTAAAAATTACCAATAGCGATATTTCCAATCTGCAAGATGGCACCGCTGATTCATTAACAAAATCCAACTACAAAAAATATGCTAGTTCTTTAATAAAATCATATTCAAGGAACTCTGATACTTATCACAAAAAACATATTTCTAACTCAAATACCAATCCTACAAGGGGAGATTACCAGATTTCAGTTAAGAACGGTCTTGAAATAACTTACTTATCAGGTTTAATTAATATTCCTGATCAAAATATTAAGGGGCTAAAGCTGTTTAACACGCAATACTGGCTATCCTCTATTGATAAAATAAGCAAGTCCTCACTAAACCAAATTGTATCTGGCAGTGACGATACCAAACCAGTGTTTAATAGTGATAATGACACTGTTAAAGATGGTGATGCTGTGGTTATGGTAACAGTTGAAACTGATTTCAAAAATACAACTGATCAAACGCTTAGTTACGATGGCTTATCTGGGTACGCTGGTGGAGATTACGACTTCACTACTCCAGATGGCAAACAATTCGATCGTGAAAAGGTTTTGTACAATGACGAAACTGCTGATGTAGATGTGCAAGCGGGAAAAACTGTAGAAGATAAAGACATGATTATTGTTCTTGCTTCAGGCAATAATCTCAAAGCGGCACTCGCTAAAGTCCCAAATACCTATTTACAAATCAAAACTGCCGGTGCTGAAACTAAAGATTACGATCAAATTGATGGAACTAGAACAATTAAGCTTAACTTGAAACATTGAAACCAGTAGCTGAAAGTATAGCCATGGAATTGCATGTAGGGCAATACAGCGAACACGTGTTCAACATTAACGTTGTAGTAGGTATCATTTGCTTTATAGTGTTAGTCGCCATTTTAGCTTACTGGATTCATAAACGAAAGTAGCACCCTCGCCCACTACCAGCCTAGCGGGCAACATGCGAGCGTAGTTCAACGGTAGAACAGTACTCCTTTGAATTGCTAACTAGATACTAACAGATGTAGGTTCGACTCCTGTCGCTCGCGTTGTAACAAATAACCCATACTACCGCTTACTTTAGTACGTACACCACGTGGGCGTAATTCAATGGTAGAATAACGATTTCAGCCCTTCTCTCTCGTTTGAAATTGTTATGTAGGCTCAATCCCTGCCACCCACTTTTAAAAGAAAGAAGGTAAGATTATGGATAAAGATATGTCGAAATACGAACTCATAGATAACATTACTAATGACTTAACCTCTTTTATTAATCTGTATGCTTTCGTTTATCTTACAAAAGATAGCTACTCAAGGAAAGAATGTGGCCGCATAATCCAAGGAATGGAAAAAGATATGGTTGATCGTCTTAAGCAAAAATAATTGTAGGTACATTCTAATTAACTGTTGAGCCGACCAAAACCCATTGTTGGCTCTTATGCGAGTGTAGTTTAGTGGTAAAACGACAGCCTTCCAAGCTGTAGTCGCGGGTTCGATTCCCGTCACTCGCTTTGATCAAGTAAAATTATTAGAGGTAGAGTTTATGCAAAAATATGAAATAGGCAAGTGTATCACAACTTTAAATAAAATGTCACTGTCAAGAGATTTTAAAAATTATATATCTAAAATTCGTTTTCCACATTATAAAAACTTCGAATCAAATACAACAATTGACTTTTCATTTCCATTGACCGTACTAGTAGGTAAAAATGGTACAGGAAAAAGCTCCATTCTGTATGCATTATATGGTGCCCCTAAAAATTCTAATACTGGTAATTTTTGGTTTTCAACAGCAACAGATCCCATTGAAGAACAAGACGAAAATAAGGTCAGACAGTCTTTCGTGTATTCGTTTTTTGACGAAAATGGAATAGAAAAGAATCTATTGAATCTGCGAATTTTATCAAAAAAAGGAGACCCAAATTATTGGGAATCCAGTAGACCCGTGAAGCTTTATGGACTAGACCCCTCCCAACCTCGTCCCAAAAAAATTGATAAAAATATAATTTTTTTGAATTTCAAATCAATAATTAGCGCCTATGATAAGTTTTTTTATTTTGGAAGAAATGGTACAAAGTCCTCCTCCCAAAAACTTTTATATGGTCAAGAGACAGGCCGCGTTTATAATGATAGAATGCGTTTTATACGACGCAAGTCAAAGCAATTAGATAGTGTGTTAAATGGTAACACAACCATAATAAATGGGCCATACAAAAAGCCACAAAATTCCAAAGCAATCAAACTTTCGAAGGAAGAAATTTACTGGATTTCTGATATTCTAGGCCATAGCTACTCTTCTGGACTCATAATAAATCATAAATTTTACGGTACTTGGGGTTACTCTATATACTTAAAGCAAGCTAATTTTGGATATACTGAAGCCCATGCAGGTAGTGGAGAATTTGCAACCGTACTTTTAGTTCATGACCTTTTAAATATTAACGAAAATTCCTTAGTATTACTAGGGTCCGTCTTAAAACTACTTAAGTAAGATGCAAATTGAGGCAATGTAGACCGTAGCCAGATAAACATGAGCGAGCTTATCATAACGCGTTGCAATCCTACGAAAGTTCTTCAACTGATTGAAGAAGTTCTCAATCAAATGGCGCTCACAATAAACGTGGTAATCATAGGTCCACTTGTCTTTGGTATTTTCCTTTGGCGGAATGGTATAGACGCCTGCTTTATCTTCAATATACTGGCGAAGTTTCGCGGTGCCATAGGCTTTATCCGCGATAATATTTGATTGAGAAATATCGAAGCCTTCCAGCAACTCACTGGCAACTTGGCTATCATGTACTTGACCACCTGTTAGGCGAAAACCCAAGGGATTCCCTAATCCGTCAACGAGTGCGTGAATCTTGGTCGTTCGGCCACCTCGACTTAATCCAATAGCTTGATTTTCGACCATACATTCGGCATTTTTTTTGCCCCAGTGGCCTTTTGATGCGCTCGAACGATCGTTGAATCTAAGCTCAAGTTTTCCATGTCGGGATCGTCAATCAATTCGAGAAAAACCTGTTCGAACAAGCCTGAACTTACCCAGGCTCGGAAGCGACTATACACCGTTTTCCAAGAGCCATAGCGTTCAGGTAGATCACGCCAAGGAGCCCCGCTGCGCATGAGCCAGAGGATAGCGTTGAGGGCGGTACGGTTGTCTAGGCTTGATGGACGGCCAGTCCGGTATGGCGGGAAGTATCCTTTGATTCGGTCCCACTGAGCATCTTCCAGTTCGTATCGTTTAGGTGTTGTCATCGGAATGCCTCGATTCGTTTTTCCTCAGATTATACCTGAATTTTTAGTTTTCAGACAGTCCCTAGATGAAGTTGAAACTTCTTTACATCCTGGCGCACAATCAAAAATTACAAAGTTTCTTCTTAACCTAATTATATATAAGAAGCTGCAAGTGGTTATATCAACTCATTCTCCGCAACTGGTTAAGGATCTCCCTGAAAAAGCAATTAAGAATGTCTATTTTGATAAAATCAATAACAGCGTAAACGTAAAAAACAAGTGTCTGCCCTCTGAGGCGTTTAATGAGATTGGTTTTTCTGTATTTGGAAAATGTAATGTTTATGTTGAAGATTTAAATGCAAAATTACTTTGTAAAGCAATCATTGCTGATACTAACAACACCGCAAAATATTCAACTTTAAATATTGAGTATGGTAATGGTGCCGACGATTTAGTGAAGCGAATACTAAGCAACGTATACAAAAAAACAAAAAATGAGTTTTTTATTCTGGACGGGGATAAAAAGAATCCTGATATTGACATAAATCATGTATTGTCTTTAGAGGAATCAAAAAATTCTAAATTTCTAAAAGATTTTGTTTCAAAAATAACGAATACTAGTAAATATCCGTTGCCAAGCAATCCTAAAGAAGAATTACGGATAGAATATTTCAACAACGTTATCTCGTTCTGGAAAAAACATGTTTTTTACTTGCCAGATAAGGATCCAGAAACAATTATTTGGAATATTGATACTTTGACTAAACTTTGTGATACATTAAATTTATCGACAATTCCAGAACCTGCAGACAAGAAACATACGTTCAAATCCATTGCCAACGAATGTAATTGTACTGAACAAAACAGTAATTCGTCTCAAGCCCAATATGAAACTGTTTTTAAAATGATAATTAAATCTTGGCTAAATAGAAGAGATTGCTGTTATAATAAAATCATTTCACAATTTAATGATATTCTTTTGGAATTTAATTCTATTAAGTGAGGTTTATTTGATGAAAAAATTCTATGCAATAGATGCGTTTTCTGGTTGTGGTGGCCTAACCATTGGGTTAAAACAATCTGGAATACAAGTTAAATACGCCATTGAAATCAATACAAAGATTGCATCCGTTTATTCAAAAAACAATCCCGAAGTTAGTATGATAAATAACGATATAGCAAAAATTGAATTATCTCAATTCGATTATTTCAAACAACTAGATGGTTTTAAAATCGTTGCTGGATGCCCTCCTTGTCAAGGATTTTCTAATGTAAATACAAATAATCGAAAAAACAACTTCTCAGATGCACGAAATACTCTTATCTTGGATTTTTATAAAATCATAGACTATGTCAAACCTGACTTTATCCTTCTAGAAAATGTTCCACAACTTGTGAATTATAAAAAGTTTAATATTTTCCTCAACAAAATAAAGTCCAGTGGTTATACGTATGATTTTAAAATTTTAAGTGTTAATAACTTCGGCGTTCCTCAAAAAAGAAAGCGTCTCGTACTCATGGCTCATAAGGGACCGGAGATTTCATTGCCCTTAAATAATTCGCTTCCAAATACAACTGTTGCTGATTATTTAAAGGACCTTCCTTCTCCAGAAAACACAACAGATATTTTCCAAAAATCATTCTCACATAATACTGAGCGAATTAGAAATATTATTTCAATGATTCCCAAAAATGGAGGTAGCCGAACAGATTTACCTTACAAATATTGGCTAGCTTGCCATAAAAAGAAAAACGTTTCTTTTACCGATGTTTATGGTCGAATGTCTTGGAACAAACCTGCTCCAACTATTACCGGTGGTTGCTTATACCCTTCCAAGGGCCGTTTTATTCATCCAGAACAGAATCGAGGACTAACCGTACGTGAAGCATCATTACTCCAAACTTTCCCTTCAAACTTTATTTTTGACAGTACGCTTCCACTCACTCTACTTGCTCAAATGATTGGAAATGCTATCCCCCCAAAATTTGTTAAATTTCAAGCCGACTACCTAAAAAGCTTAGTGAAGTAGTCAACTATTTAAAGGAAAATTTATAATTTGAGTACAATAGTAAATTTCATTCATCACCCGCTTAGTACCCCATTATCGGGGTATATATTTTCAGTTCAAAAGAACATACGTTTGGCAATATCAACCTATTGTTATTTCCAGTTGGGAGGAATAAAACATGTCAGTAACCAAACTTAATAATGGTAAATGGCAAGCCCGTGTCTCTTATAAAGATGATGGCGGTAACTATAAGTCAGTTACTCATTTAGAAAAGCGCAAAACTGACGCCGTTGAGTGGGAAACTAAAACTAAAAATGCTCTGCTGGAAGGTGCTGACTTATCACGTAGCACCGAGAGTCTAAAGCACTACTTTCTTGATTGGATCAGAATATATAAAACTGACGGCGTATCGCGTCATACTCACGAGCTATATATGGGCAACTGGCGTCACGTCTCTGCATATTTTAAGGATCAACCTATGAGCGCAATTAAACGGCCGGATTATCAGAAATTCCTGAATGAATTTGGTCGCAGTCATGGAATTGCCACATCTCACAAACTTCATCAACAAGTACACACTGCAATCAAGGACGCTGTAGCCGATGGTATTCTAAAACGTGACTTTGCTTACAAGGCACACGTCACTGGACGCCCTCCTAAGCCCGTAGAGGAAAAGTATTTGACGTTGTCCCATTATAAGAAACTACGTAAATACCTCATTAAAACGGCTGATTATGACCACATGACTATGCTAATGATGTTGTTTCAACTAGAAACTGGAACTAGGTTCGAGGAAGCTGCTGGCCTAACGTGGGATAATTTGGATTTGAATAATGGAATAGTTCACATTAAACAGCAATGGGACGCCCGTAGACAGACTTTTCGTCCAACTAAGGGAAATGGGCAGGCCGATGGAGATATAACCATAGGACCCGCCTACTGTCGTTTTATGAGGAGTTATCGCAGCGCGCAGAAAGATTATTTAGAACTACACGAAACGAAAAACCCTAAGAACCTAGTATTTTGGTCCAAACTAGGGAAAATCGTGGGCAATGGGAATGCAAACGAAGAGCTAGGACGTATTTGTAACCGTCTAAATATCAATAAAGTTACAACACACGCCATGAGACATACACACGCTTCGATTCTTATCTTAAATCATGAGTCCCTTCCCTATGTTCAACATCGCCTTCGACATCAAAAACTAGAAACGACCGTTAACACCTACGTCCATCTTATTGAAGAAGAAAACGGCGTGTCAGATAAGAAGGCTACCGAGCTAATGGACGAAGGATTTTAAAAATGATAATTTTATGATTGCTGTAGTCCTTGTGCCGCAAGGGATTACAAAATCATTTGTTAATTTTTCTTCCAAAAACTGCTATATTTTGGCTACTTTTTTCGTTTTTGGAAGAATCGTGGAAGAACATATCGTGTTTGAGTGGTTTTCGAGTGTAAAACAAAAGCACCAAAACGCCTTTATATCAGCGTTTTGGTGCTTTGTCGTTTCTCTATATTTGTCGACTTATCACCCGCACGGGGATCGAACCCGTAACTCCGCCTTGAGAGGGCGACGTCTTAACCAATTTGACCAGCGGGCACAAATTCATTTATTATCTTACCGAATGATAAGCGGCTTGTCAAATATAATTAAGATTTTTGCCACCTAAAAATCGTCACAACAACTAAACCAACAAATAAGAGCAAACAGTAGGCCACACTACACCAAAAAACGAAAGTCAATAATTGCGGTAACAAAAAGCTGCGCATAACTGCTAATCCGATGGCCGTGACCGCCCATACGATCAATTGTTGTCGCAGATGATCGAATAAATGATCTAATTCTGACTTCGACATACACTCACCTTCCACTCAACTATTTTAGCCACCAACTGATACGATATTCAAGCAAAAATGCAAAAAATAGACACAAAGTTTCAGCAAAGTCTTGACAGTATTTGCTGGAAAAGTTACTATTAAATAGTTGTTATTGGGTATTCGCCAAATTGGTAAGGCAGCGGACTCTGAATCCGTAATTTACTGGTTCGAGCCCAGTATACCCAATATTCGTTACCAGCTGTTATCATGGGTTGTCAAAAACACCGTGATTACAGCTTTTTTATTACTCTAGTTTGTCATTGGTTGTCATCTCTTTTCACTAAAAGTCAGCCAAAAGGACAGCCAAAAATATAACAAAAAAGCCACTGTTTCCAGTGACTTAATACTTGCGCGGGGCAGTGACTGTTAGCCAACTTTGGTTAACAGTTTTTTTATTGATAAGCCATTAGTCTAATGCTTATTATCAAGGCAATGACTGCGATAGTAATGTGTACCACAAAAATAACCTTTCTTATAGTTTTAGGTTCATGATAATCAGACGGCCAATGCAAAAAATCAAGCACTGACAAAACCATAAAATTAAACGTTAATAATTTTATTCCAAAAACAGGTACCGGCGTAGATAAACATAAAACTATGGGGCCATCTTGAAATATGCTAAAAACTATCAAATAAGCCGGAACAATTAACAATGTAATATTTAAAGTAACTTCAATCAACCATTTTTTTATAAAAGAACTCATTTACAAGGACACTCCAGCAAATATTTAACTGCACATTTTTAATTATACAATAAAATTGTTGAAGTTTGGCTATATTAGGCATTCAAACCGTTAGATCACTGTAAAATTTTGCAAAAGCGTGTAATGCTTCATTCTTCATATAATTAAACTTGCTAACACTAACGGATAATTGTTCGCAAGCCTCATTCCGGGTGAAACGTTTATCAATAATGTAATTATGTAAGATAAACTGATATTGCGGGTCATCAATTGCATTGAGGGCGTCTTCGACTTCTTTTAACTGGTAAGACAGGTCAACATGGTTTATCAGGCGGCTTTCAGCACCGTTTCGGCTGCTATGGCTTGATACTCCATCGAACGAGGGACTAGAAACTTGATTAAAAGCCGTCAAGTCACGTTTTAGTTTGGCATATTGCTTTAATAAATTACAAATTTTCTTAACATCTTGGCGCATTAGAATCACACTTTCTGATCCCAGATATATGTATAAAAAAACGGGGCTATTACACCCCGTTCCGGCTAATATCAATACTATTAATACTTGGATAATTATATTATAGCACTTAAAACAAATGTTTTCACTTATAATTGTTTAAAATGAATCATATTCACTTTAAAACTTACCCGGTTACTAAACCGCGCAATTGTTGAATCATGCTGACGACTTGATACGGTGTCTTTGTCATATCGGTTACCCGGTTTTGATACCAGAATTGTGTCAGCAAGGACACGGCAAAATCGTACTGTTTGTAGCTAGTCAAATCTTCATTCTTGCTAACAGCTGTCTGTACGTAGTCCTTGGCGGCGTCTAAATAGCTTTGGATCATTGGATCATCTTCGGTCACATCAATTCGCAGGCTTAGTTTAATATCATCAACGGTTACAGCCATGTAATCACTCCTTTTTCCCTTAGTTTTAATTTATGTATAGGGGGTTCCAAATCGTTACCCCCTTGTATAACCGTGCCCAGAAGTGGGTACGATTATTTACCAAGCGTGGTTTTTAACGACACGTTGATTGCGGCGGTCTTATCAATCACTTTATAATCGTTCCGCACAATGACGGAAAGCCCTTGGCTAAACTGGTCGAACTTGTCCCATTGGGCGGTTACTTGGTTACGCCGGAAGACAGCCACCGCTTGTGATAAGTCCCCCACAATCATTGGGAACGTCCCATCGATGTTGTTGGCCAGTAACTTGTCACTAATCATGACGACTGGCGCCCCTAATAAGGTGAAACCACTGGGTGCCGTTGGGTTCGGTTGTAATAGGTAACGTCCCTCGGAATCTTTCAAGGTATCAAGATAGTTGAACCCGGACTGGTTCACTAACCACATTTTGCTCAAAGCTGGATCTAGCGTCACATTGAAAATCTTTTTAAGATCATCAATATTGGTAGCCGTTGCTTTGGTGAAACTGGTTCCCTTTAACAAGCTCATAATCTGCGTGTTGTCCGTGTTATCAACCAATTGTTGTAATTGGTTTTTAACTTCGCCAACAATATCTACTTCGGCGTCTTCCACCACTTCGTTAGATAAGGCAATCTTACCCGCTCGTGTCTTCACGTCAAATGGCACTTCCGTAAACATGTTCGCGTTAACGTCGGCAATGTCCGCTAGTTCTTCCTTAGTAGCCAATACCGCAGATTGTCGGCTAGTAGCAATTGGATAAGTCCCGGAACCACTAGAAACTTGCTTGACTGTCGCATATTGGGCAAGATTGTAATTGGATTGCTTTAATTGGAAGACGGGAGTAATCAGCTCTTTAGGAATAACCGCACTGACCCCGTCAGTCTTTAAACCGTCCCGTGTTTCCCCATGTGTCCGTACATATTGTTCAAATGCTGGAATACCGGTTTTGTTGCCGTTGGTATTAGGATCAATAATTGTTTGTTTTGCCATGTTGTCAGGCTCCTTTTCTTGGTTAATAAATTTTTCATAGCTACGGGTGTCAACTTGAACATTGGTATCGTCATAAGCGGGAACGGCTACCACTGACACATCGAACAAGCTTTTAACTTGATTAATGGTGCGCGTGATATTACCGCCATCATCTTTAGTCCATTCGTCGGTGTCGTCGTCACTATCAAAGCCAAATGAGCAGGAATCAACGTTCCCACTTTGAACTTCTTCGTAGACGTCATTAGCAAACGACGTATTCGGCAACTGTGCGGTGAAATGTAGCCCCTTGTCGTCCGTTTCTAACGTTAATGTGCCCGCCTTAACACTGGCTAACACTTGAGTGTAGTCGTGGTTATTAAGCATAAGAACGTTTGATAAATCGACACCATCAAGGGCTTTGGGGGTAACAACCTCAGTGAAGCCACCTAAGTCTTTACTTGGCGAGTTCCATACAATTGCATAACCACTAATTGTTTTGCCCTTGCTTGTTTGGGAATCTTTAGGTTGCGGGTCTGCTGAATTTTCAGCTGGCCCGTCTTCGGGTGTTGCTGACTGCGGCGTTTGTGCTCGCAATTCGGCGTCAATCGTTAACCGTCGGTCTTGTTTCATGAATTAGTCACTCCATTCTTTTGTAAGTTTAAGAAAATATTGCCATCGTCAGTTGGTGGCAAGCCAATCTTGGCCCGAGCTTCGTTACGGCTCATAACGCCGCCAGTGAAACCAGCCACCGCTTGGGCTTGTTGCGTTTGCGGATCAAGGCTCAATAGCTTGTCCGTATTAAACGTAAAGTCATGACCAAACTTGAACGACAGCTCGCTGGTAAAGCTATCAAAGTAATGTTGCAACGTCCCTTGTAGATACTGCACGCCACTTTGTTCTTGGTTAGAATGATCGTTTTCAACCCCTAAGCGCTCCGGCGGTAAGCCAAAAGCTTTAGCAATTTGTCGGGTCGTCCAGTCATTAGAATTGACCAGCTTTAACACATCGGTATTTAAGGATAAGTTGCTAATATCCATCGTATCGTCAGTCACAATTGTGTTAACCGCATTGTCACCCGTATTGGCTTCATCAAACTGTTTACGAATATTGTCCTTAGCTTCCGGTCCTAAATCAGATTGATGGACTTTAATAACCGTGGTGCCGTGCACGCCAGCAGTAAAAAAGCCGGTTAGCAATTTATTGCCGGCCGACTGAATCTGGCGTTCATCTTTGAGGGCATATAAGGGACTAATCCCAGACACGCCGTCTTTGGTGAAATATTTAAAATGTAAAATGTTGTTAGGCGCAATCTGACGACTGTTACCGCCAATCGGGGTATAGGTGTAGGTCAATGCCCCACTGACGTCATCTTGTTCAACCGTTAATTGGTTATTGGCAATCAATTTCAACGTATGATTAGGCAAAATTTCAGCAAAACTATTACCATTTAGTAACAGGTTAGCCGCCAACGCATATTTAAAATGGTACCCGTCCATCTGACTATTGGGGGTCTGATTAATCATCGTGTTAAAGATTGCCGTATCGCACATAATTGGATTGCTGGCAATATCGCTCGCAATAATATTAATCGCCGCGTAAATGTCACTATTACGCAACACCGCCGCACTCACAAACGTATACGGGTCGTTACTTGATAAACTAACCAAGGCGTCGGCTACCGGATCATGCGTGCCGCTGGTGGTATTGCTTTTAACGAAGAAACTCATTTAATCACCTCTTTGCTTTTCATAATTAATTAGCAAGGCCAGCAGAATCATGGCTATACCAGCCAATATTAACCCCGCTTGCCAGCTGATCCAGCAACCAAAACCAATCACTAAGCAGATTAAGCCAAGCACCAACAAGATCGTTTGTACATAATCAGAACAGATCTGCCGCAGTCGCTGTTTTGTAGTAATCTTCTGCATGCTGTTGATCCTCACTTTCTTGGTAATAGTCCATACCAGCTACAAATGCGTTAATCAACGCCGCAATCGGGTCAATCCGGTTACTATTACGGGCTTTATCCAGTTGCCAACCATTGTTTAGCACTTTCAAGATGGCGTTATTGACCGCATAAGCGAGAATCTTATTGCCGTTATGTTTAATCTTGTCATCGTAAAGCTGATCACGGAAATTACGAGTTGGAATATTCAAAGTCTTGGTGCCTTGTCGCACTTCAAACAGTGGGTAGCTTAATTTCTCGAATTTTGTAATTAACGTTTGCGCGTTATACGGGTCATAAGCGACGGCTTTCACTTTCCAGTTGTATTTTCCGACCAGTTTTTGTACAAAATCAAATAGATTGTCATAATCAATAATGCCGCTATCTAATCGGGTAATACTACACTCACCTGCCCGCTCCATTGACCTGTAATCAATGCCATCACGTTTAATCTTAGAATCAAGGCCGTATTTAGTACCCACAAACGAATGACTGTCACAATAAAACTGACCGTTACCAATTGGAACAAGCCAACTAACCGCGGTTAAGTCATTACTTTTGGATAAATCAATGCCAATATAGGCGTCGCGATTATGTAAGTCGGGCACCTTTGCCAATTTACCAGCGGCCCAATCGTCTGCTGAAATATAACTGTCCTCACTGGCTTGCAACCACATGTTGAAGTTCTTAACCAGTATTGGAATGAGATTATTTTGTTTAATGGCAAGGTCAACGTCAGCCTGAATCTTTTCCGTCATGCGTTGTTTAACGTGTGGTTCACTGAATAACGGGTTGGCCTTAATCCAATTGGCTTGATCGTAAACTTCTTCGCGGTCGTCCAGTTCCCATATTGCCACAAAATAACGGTCAGCTTCGGTCTTGCCCTTTAAAACGTCCGTCAGCATGTCATATTCGGCGTGCATTGGAACGTTAAGGTTAAGGCCCGAGGTGGAAATCACCGCCAGCAGTGAGTTATCTTCCTGTGCTTGACCAGACTTTAAAACGTTGTACACTTTGCGGTCTTTGGCTTCGTGCCATTCATCTAAAATAACGGTCGTGCCGGCATAACCATCAAGCGTACTGGTATCACTGGCAAGAGCCAAGGCTTGCGAATCAGTTTCTAAGTCAGTAATGGCTTGCTTCTGTACCTTAATCCGTTGCCGCATGTACTTCGATTGTTTACGGACTTGCCGTAGCCCACTTGATAGCATGTTATAGCCCAATTTAGCTTGTTTAAGGGCGTTACTAACGAATAATACTTGTCGGTTGCGGGCGGGCTGACGTTCTCTTAAAAGGCCATTAGCGGCCATGCCAGAAGCTAGATAGGTTTTACCATTCTTGCGGGCCATGCTAATAAACGCACGATCATAACGGCGGTTACCAGTAGTTTTTTCACGCCAGCCATACAGCTCACTAATAATCCATTTTTGAAATGGTTGCATAGTTAGCCGGCTCCCGTCAGTCTTAGGCATTAATTCGATAAATTTGACCGCCTGTGCCGCTTTGTCTTCGTCGTAGTAGAACGGGAAGCTGTCGTCCTTAGAACGGCTTAAATCGCGTTTAAATCGCTCACACGCCCATTTGATTTTTTGACCAGCCAATACTTGACCTGATAACACTTGGTCAACATATTCAATCATGACAACATCGCCTCAAAAGTATCTTCGGGCGTATCGTCTTTTTGCTTGTTTAGTTCCATGCGGGCCCGGCTCGATAACGACATGCCTAAATCATTGGCTAAGGCTTTTAAATCTTTCATCGCTTGTGACTGCAAGGCCACGTAAGGGTTTGGCTTACGTACACCAGTCTCTTGATTAGTTTGTACCAGTCCGTTCTTACGAATATCATTCTCGCAAGTCTGTACCGTTGCATAAGCGCGGCAATAACTGGCTAACATAGCCCGGTCAAGTTCACTAATTGGAGTATTGGCCTTTAAATAAGGCGCTACCCGTTGCCATTCAGTCAAGGCCCGATCATGTAACCAATCCGGCGGGGTTAAATCAAGCACCGGATAATCAAATAACGCTTTTTCAGCGTCCTTACGTTCATCACGCTCATCATTGGTTAAATGTTTATTCATACTAGCCAAGGCTTTTACTTTTCGACCCATTCGGAGTGCTCCTTTCGTTTAAATTTACGCACCAAAAAGCCCCCACGAGTTATACCCATAGCGGCTAATTGATACATATATCTAGAATTCATTTATTATACCTATATTATCGCACATATCTCTAAAAAGTGCAAATAATAACATGTTTATATTGACACATTACCCCCTGACTGTTTATTTGTTTAAATTTCGCATTATTAGTAGGGATATTTCACAATCCGGCAAAATAAGCAAAAAATCAAATTTCAAAAGGGACTTTTATAAACACAAAAGTATGCTGTCCGCTCCTTTTTGATCGACCATAGCCCCCCATATCAACGTTTCTGGGCTGTCATGCCGTTTCGAATTAGTCTCGTGGCCGAAAATTCAGCCGCCAACTTGAATTGTTCACTCGGCCGAAAACTTGGCGCAGTCAATTGCCACTTTTGGCAACGTAGACGCAAAATGCGGGTTGGTTAACTCGGTCGAAAACTCCGCTTAGTAGCTCGGCTGAAAGTTCAGCGCAGTATTGCGCAGATCTACTACCTAAGTTAAACTTAGCCAGTCTGATTCACTTAGCGGAAAACTCCGCTCAACTAAAAAGCGCCGCACCTTTCAGCACGACACTCATTGATTATTTAGTTTGTTGTTCCCGTTGTTCTCTAGCCAGTCTAGTCTTCCGGTTATGATGTCGGTAACACAGTGGTTGTAGGTTACTTTCATCTAAGCGACGTGACCAGTCGTCTTTGATTTCGATAACGTGATCGACCACATCGGCTTTACGGATCACCCCATCTTGGTAACATTGCACGCATACCGGATTGCTTTCAAGGAACCGCCGTGACAACTTGCGCCATGCTGACGACTTGTAGAACTGTTGATACTTGCTTTCGTCAGAATCATACATGCGTTTATGATACCGCCACTTGTTAGTCGCCTTGTGGTGCTTCTCACAGTAGCGTGTGTCATAGGCAACCAACGTCCGACAACCCGGGTGCTCGCATTGCTTCATTGGCTTAGCCATGGCCGTTGACCTTGGTTAGTGTGACCACGTCATAAGCATTCAGTTCACTATCAGAACTAACGCCAGCAACGCGATACGTAACCCCATCTAGTATTGCTTCCAAGGTCGTTGTAATCCGATCGTCATGGCGCACCACAATTAGCTGGTTAGTTGTCGCAGTCGTACCAGTAAGGCTAATAGTGTTACTGATGGTCAACGTATACTCACCACACCAGACAGTGAACAGTGGCACGAATTGTTGCTTGGTTGTGCCGTTTATTAAATTTTCAACTGACTTAACGGTGCCAAACTGTACCCGCTTGTTTAGGCGATTTAGATTATAGTTCTTCATTAGTTAACCTCACTTGTAAATAATCATGGCGCAATATTCTGCAGAAGAAGAATCTAGGTCTGCCCCAAACGCGTTACTTGAAAACTTAATGTCAATGACATTGTCACTATCAATCCGGTTGGCTAATTCTCTGTTAATTGCTCGGTCTAAATCTTGTACAGACATTTGCATAATCGTTTTTGTTTTAATCATTATAGTTAGATCCTTTCTATCATGTTAATCATCTAATTGTTCCAACATCTTGTACGCATTTTTGCGTTGTTCTTCATCGCTTAAAGGATTATTCAAAACTTGGCTTGAAACGTTTCGGATAACGTAGGCGTCAGCTAACCAACCTTGACTTGATTTCATAAAGTGATCGTCACTAAATTGTGCATAAATTGGGTACATGAGTTTTAAGTCTCTTACAGTTTCTGGCTCATATTCTCCATCTTCATTTGGGGTAAAGCTCCCAACCAATCCTTTATCTTTTGCTTTTTGAGTTGGCTCACCATTTTGATCTAAAGCACCTTCTTTAATCAAGGCTCTGTAAATACACGATTTTAATTCATTAACTCTATTTGAGACAACTGGTCCATATTGTTTAACGTAAATGTCAAAAGCTTGCTCAACTAAACTTGGATAAATTACTTTCATTTTTCCTTTTCCTCCTGTACTGGAAATGTTTGTTTTAACGTGGAACACGTGGAACACGTGGACAATCATTGATATATCAACACTTTGAAGACCACCTAACGTGGAACATTACCCGGAACACGTGGCACACTTGGTGTTTTCGATCATTGTACGCGGACATATCCGTGCGGTTGCTTGCCATTAATTCTAATTCTTTTAGCTTCCCAGCCGTCCATATTGTCCATTAATAGCTTGATTCGCTTAGCTTCCGAGTTTGTTCGCCCGGTTAAAAAACGATCGACTGTTTTATGGAAGACAACTTCCATGATTTCCAGAGTTGTTGTTTGGTTGAGTAGTTTCCGTTCATTACTAACTTGATCTTTTAGCCATTTAGATTGATGGCCGTAGTCACTGACATAGCTTTGTTTTAAGCCGGTACTCATGTTTTCCCAATCTGCGGGAACTTCCATTGCTAAAAACTCTTCGATGGCATCTCGCATGGGGTCGACAGCTTCCGCAGCCATCTGATACGCCTTAGCCTCTTTCATAGTGGCCTGATCCAGATATAGCAGTTCACCATTCCTAAACCAGTACGCGGCCTCCGCCAATACTTGAAGCATGTAATTCTCGTCCGGGTGCCATACATCTAATTTGGCCTTGTTGACCCCACATTTAATTGGATAGAATCGCCGTTCACCGGTCGCGTCCTTTAAATAGTCGGTTTGGTTAGTTGTGCCAATAAATACGCATTTACGTGGGTGCGGTAACGCATAGCGGCCATAACTATTCCGGTATGTGTCGGATTGTGCACTAATGAAATTTTTGATTCCCTCAATATCCGTCTTCTTCATGGCGGAAAGCTCGGCAACTTCAATAATCCAACTACCTTGCAACTGTTGATAATCGTCTTTCTGCTTACCCATTCCTTTCAACGAATCATTGAATTTATCCGGGTATAGATTTTTACCAGCCGTACTCTTGCCAAGCCCTTGGCTTCCCTCTAAGATAGGAACAATTTCAAACTTAACGCCGGGTTCATAGGCCCGAGCAACAAGACCAGTTAGCCATTTCTTAGTGATGGTGCGGGTGTAGTGATTATCTTCGGCACCTAAGTAGTCAATGAAATAACGTTCAGCACGTGGTTGGCCGTCCCATTCTACTGTCTCAATACGATCCTTAACTGGATTGACTGTCTTGCGGCGTGCCTCTGTAACTACCGCGTCGGTAATGTTTTCCTTGCTGAATAACAAGTTGTAATGATCCTCGAGATAGCTTCTTAACAATGTGTCATCACTGTCATTCCAGAAGCCCTTTTTGAATAAAGAGTTATCAGTTTGTGGATTCTTAACGATTTGCTCCGAGAACTCATCAAAAACGACTAGTCCTTTTAACATTTCGTCATGTTCCATAATTAAGCGGATATTGTAAAGAGACTGTGTTTTAATTCCATCGTCCGAATTCTTTTTGAAATCGTTCTGCCAATCAGCGTCACGTTGCATTTTGATAACATTGTTGGCCGCTTCTCGGGTCTCTGCTGGTAAATCCATTGCTTTGCCCATTAATGAACCCCCTTACTCTCTCGTTTTAAAATGGATTGAAAAATCACATTAACTTCCTTGCTTGGTAGCGCCGGATCAACGAACGAATCATTAATCACCGACAGCATGTTATAAACTGTCCTGGGAGCGGCACCGACACCAAACATTCGACCAGCAATTTTAGTTAACCAAGCGTTGCGATTGCCCTGGGTTGTCCCGGTTACCATTTCATCTAACAAGCGACCGGTATACTTCTTTTGGTGTGTGGTACAGGCGTGTTCTGACGTCCAGTTCACTTTTTGGCCCGCCAACTTATCGACTAACCATTGAGGAGCTGGCTTAATATCAGCCAGTGTTCGACCGTCTAAAGGTTTATATTGTTTGCCGTTAATCTCACTTGGCGAAATCACCGTGAAGTCACTTAACAAGTCAATTCCAGGCCAAACGTCAATTTTGCGCACCTTAGCACCCGCATATTTCAAAAAGTAATGCACTCCGCCGTTAGCCGTCCGTTCAATGTAGGTATCATTCGGCAACGTCTGTCCTTGCTTAAATAGTTGTGCCAAGCTAGTCCGGCCGTTTTTAGTTGGATCGTGCATATCAATGTCAACAACTAATAAATCCGATGAATCCAGTCGTAAGCCTAAGTTATAAGTCGGGTGACTTTCAAACCATGTGAAGATGGTACCCTGATCAATAGTTGCGTCTTTATAGCCGGCCACCCCTTTAGGTGGTTTCTTCGTGTTTTCAATTAGTGGGTAAACCGCATAGCCTTGCTGGGCCAGCTCAATTGCTTTATCAAGCGTTGCGAACTCTTTCATTGTTCATCACCGCCAAACGTATTAAGATCATCAATATCTGTATAGTGATTTTCTGCATATTGCTTTATGACAGTGATTAGTCCACTCAATTTTTCGGAATGATCAATATTTTTATTAACGAAGTAGTCATAGACAAAATCATCTAAAGCATCTATTGAAGTTACGAGTGATCCAGCCTCAAACACTAGTTCATCTAAATCTTTAGTTTTCTTCATTACAAATTCCCTTCATATAACCGTGCTAACGTGTTAAAATAAGGGAAAGCATATTTTTGATTATTTCTTTCTGACCTACTACCGTCCAAAGTAAAGTAGGTCTTTTTTGTATGCTCTCCCATGCGACTGACCTCACATTCCAAAATACCGACGTGGGTTCTTGATTAACTTAACCACCACGTTGCCGACAAACGACACAATTATAAATTTGATTGCCCATAAGATTGCTGTTGCTATCAT